ACCAAGCCGATGACTTGGCCAAGGCTAGGGAACAACTTCAAGAGAGACTTCGCAAAATGGCTCTTGAAGAAAAGGATAAAGAGTCTGAGCTTATTGCTCAGCGAGATGCTCTTGGTCTTGTAAAGGCTCAACGTAAATATCAGCAGGATAAGTCTGAAGCTATTCGTGAGGCAAACCTTGAGTCAAAAGAGAGAAGAGAGCAGACTAAAAAGCGTCTCGAAGAACTTGCTCAATCATATGAGGAAGAAAAAGCTCAACGAGCTGTTGACTATGCAAATAAGGTAGCTGAGCAAAAGCAAGAAGCCGCTGATAGGTTGAAACAGCTTCAGGAAGAACACACTGCTGAATTGATAAGAATTCGTCAGCTGAGAATTGAAAAATTGAAGGAACTCGATGCAGAATTCAAGGCTGAACGTGATAGACGAATTCAATACTTCCTTGCACAGATTAGAGACCTTGACGCGCAGCTTCTCGGTGAACGACAAACAAGGGCAAATCACCAGGCTCAAATGATACGTGACTTAGATGCATGGTTCGCTACATATCGCTCACATTGGTCGGCTGGACTAAACTCTTTAGCATCTCAAACACCTACGAGCGACTCTGGTGGATATGTTAGTAAAGGACTATATAGAATGGCCTGGGATAACAAGAAGGAGTTCGTCATGAGTGGCCCAACTACAGCCGCTGCTGAAAGAGCATTGGGAACATCTCTTACACAGGCGAACCTGATGGGAGCTCTTCAAATGGCAACTTCAAATCAAGAACTAAACTACTATGACCAGAGAAGGATGGAAGTTCCTATGTCAAAAGAGAATAAGAGAGCTTATGAAGAGGGAGCTCGTGCAGCGCTCCAGAAGATATTGAGGAGCTAATGGCAAGTGATTTCAAAATAGGAACTGATACGTCGAGCAACTTCTATGCGCTTGACGCAATTCTTGACTCAGATGTTTACCCTGGTGATCCTGATTGGTCATTTAGGCCATATAGCGTTTCAACAAAATTGAATAGTGGTCTTTTTCAAGGCAATGGATTTCCTATTGCTAAGTGGCGATGGAATGCAATGAATAACGAAGATCGTGAAACCCTGAAGGCCTACGTAAGCACTGCACTTAGTGCATCTCTCTATATTCAAACTGCCACTAATACTTCAAGCAGTGGAGTAATCCAATTCAAGAAATATTCTTGTATTATGAATTGGTCTGACCAGGATGAAGATTTTCAGGCTGATAAAACTATCGGTCTTATTGTCATATTCACTCACCTTGTTTATATACCATGACTAGAGCTGCTACCTCTCCTGAACTCGCATACTATAGGTCCTCTGGAAAAGGGGCTTTAGTTTATGCTGCTGTTTTGAAGCCTCCAACAATCTATACGGCTAGGGTGAACCAAACATTTTCAACACTTGACCAGGTTGTTGTAATCGTATATGATGGCGGAAGTGGAACTCTTGCTGATGTTCTTCCTGATATGGAGGTTTGGGTTGGTTCAACAGCTGGTAGTTGGGATAAGGGGATGTGCCGCTTGCGTGATAAGGATGCAACTCATTTTTATCTCAGTGAGACAAGTGAGATTAGTTTTGCAGATAATGATTACATAACCATCGTTGCAAACTTCTGCGTGTGGGCAAGACCTGTAAGAATTGAAACTAATGGCACAGTCTACATGGATGAAATCACGTATACGAACCAGCACCTAAATTGGGACCCACAACCAAATATGGGCTCACACAAAGTTGTTGAGATGACTGGTTCTACAGTGGTCACAAATTGGGTAGGTAGTTCATCGTTTTGTCCAGGCTCATCTATTTCTTCCTATGCGTGGAGCTGTTCAACAGCAAGCGCTTCTTCTGGAACAACTACGGCTACTCCATCATTTACATTCAATACGGTTGGTTGGCACATTGTCTACCTAACAGTGACTGCTGCTAATGGTAAAAGCTTCTTTGGTGTTCGTTATGTTTATGTTTGGAACTCAAGTAATATGCCCCCATTAGCTCAGATTGACGAGCTATCTGGTGATGTTGAATCTGGTGGTTGGAAAGCCACCATTACTTTGAAAGAAGGCGCAACATATTCGTCATTCTATGACAGAGCGATGGTCATCATCTTCGTGAAGGAATACTATGACGGAACTCAAATAAATATTGGCGCAGTAGTTGGTTCAGAAAATATTCGATTTGTTGGATGGATTGCTGAAGAGGAAAATATTCTTGACTCTGAACAGGGTTCTCTTACATTTACTGCCTATGGCGCAGCTCACTGGATGACCCTTATCCCTAGTTGGCCAGATGGAGTAGAACTTGTTTCAGCTGCTAGTGGATGGACTAACGTGGCAAGCCTTACTGTTGACCTAGGAGTTTATCATTTCCTCCGTTGGAGGTCAACCATAACCAGGGTCGCTGATGTGACACTCACAAGCGATACTCGTTTGACACAAGAGGTTAGTAGCTCTGCACAAAATTTATGGTCTCAAATCCAGGAAATGACTTGGGCTCAAATCTATGCAAGACCTGGTTTCAATCCTCAGGGACAATTATCAATATCAATTCATCCCAATCTTATTCCATATGCGTCTAGAACTTTTCCAACGGTGATGACACTTACTCAATCAGACATTCATGATGGAATTTCATTTCAAAGGGTCATTGTTCCAGAAGTTGGAATTGTAGATATGTCTGGAGTAATTGTTACTGGCCCTACTGTAGGTCAAGCTAAATTCGCTCTTGCTCCTGGCCATTCTTTACCACATTATGGCGCATGGGAGTTACAACCAAATCTTCTTCTTTCATCTCAATCACAGGTGATTACCCTTTCTGGATTATATCGAAGTTGGCGCAATAATCCATTTCCTAGTATACCACTGAGTTTGGCTGCTCCTATTTCACTGATTGATTTATTTCCTAATCAACGTTGCAGCATTAGTATTTCGACTTCAGATAACATTAGAGGATGGGCATACTCTGGTGGACTAATCCCACTTTCAGTAAGTTATGTTCATGACCCTGAGAGTGGATACTTATATGCTTCAGTTGTATTCGAAGGTGAAACTGTAGAGTCAGAGGCTCGACAAGGTGATACCCCTGGAAGTGTTGACACTGATAATCCCCCAAGTCCTAGCTTTCCTCCTCTTCCAGATATACCTGTGATTATTCCTGGCGTTCCAGAGCCAAGTGCTAATGGACCAACTGTAGCCGTTATTCATGATACAAACGTTGGCTTCATGTATTCTGTTGATTTTGATGCAGCATCTCCAACATGGTTATTTTTCAATTCAGGGCTTACATCAACTCAATATGGAGCTGCTAACAGGTTCTTTCGTACACCGTCAGGGGCATGCTACTGTGCGTATGTTAATGCACAAAATACAGGAACCGGTAGTACATTTTTGGCAAGAGCTCCTAGTCTTGGAGGAGCATGGACAGTTCTCTATGACCAAACGAATTTGGTTCCAACTGGTTCAAATGTATGGGGCGTAATGGGTTTAGGAATAAATACCCTTTTACCAGATACGATGGGAGCAGTTCTACAGTTTGGCAATGACCAAATTCCTAGATTTTATCTTGGAACATCTGGGACATTCGGTGGAGGAACAGCTCTTGCTGGCACATATGCTTATACGTGGTGGGTATCCTACGGTCTTAGCAAGTGGATGTGTACCTCATACGGAAATCAAGCAAATGGCAAGGTTCGTATTTTACCTGCTAGTGGAGCAAGTGTAACGAGTCCGGCTACTCCTACAAACATGGATCGTCCTCATATTAGGGCAAGCTCAACTGGTGTAACATTTCACGATATTCAATTTGCGAACAATATTGCTATAGGCTCAAATAATATGACATCCTATTCAACTGTTTCGCTTAGTCATACAATAGACTTCTATGATGGTTTTGGATCCCCTGAGTATATTGATTGTAGCCCAACTGGGTTATACCTTATGACTCGTGGTGATACAGGAGCTAGGATACGCTCAAGTGATGGTGGAACAACATGGGCTGGCATTCCTAATCTTCCAGTTGGCTCTTGGTGGTTTTCATTTGCTGGACCAACCTCTAGGTTTTGTGCCGCTGGAGGTTCATCTATTCGATATAGTCCGGACTTTGGAGTTACTTGGTACAATAAAGAGGGTAACGTAACAGGTCTTGTAGCGTTGCCTGATATCAATATGATAAAGGTGTTGTCATACTAATGAGTATCGAAACTGATTTTCAACGGTATATTCAGCAATTCGCTGGTGAATACCAAAACATTCAAACCGCACGTTTAGGCAAACTTGACGGTGTAACCGTGCGGTCAGATATTGATGGTGCACTGTGGGCACGCCAATGGAATGGTAAAGAAATTCACGTTTATAACCGTGCTCTTGTTCCATCAACATTCGACTTACGCGTATTAGTTGGCACTTATAGAACTCAACCAAATAAGTGGTTCATTTTGCAGTCAATGGAAGATTATTTGACACCTGTCACTGGCGGACAAATTGCATTTCATCATACGCAACATGAGTTTCCTGGCAGTGATACTGTTTGGGTGAATCGAAAGCAAATTACTCAGCTAACCGTTTTGGTTTCAGATGGGGCTGCATTTAGCGTGTTAGTTTATGGCGGTACAGTCGTCACTGTAACAGGCATTATCAAAATTGCAAATCAATTGGTTGACCTTTCAAGTTATGTACCAACTGAGGGAGCAATTTATGCTAGCATTATTGCGGATAGGACTGGCACTTTATCAGTACAAACTGGAACTGCTTTTGCAAGTCCGATAACTGGTGACCCTTCTTATGTCGCTAGTCCTGGATATGGTGAATACCTTATTGCTATTGTTTTGCTTTTTGAAGGTCAAGTAGAACTACTTGATGAACAGATTGTTATACCTATGCCTTCAGTCTCAGGAAGTGTAGGATCTGGTGGTCTAGGTTGGTTCAATGTTCGTGATTATGGAGCAACAGGTGATGGCGTAACGAATGATACATCAGCAATAAATACCACTATCGCAGCAATGGTTGTAGCTGGCGAAGGTGTTCTTTATTTTCCTGCTGGGATATATCTTTGCTCAAGTGGGTTGACATCAATCTCTGTTCCATGCCTTATTGTGGGTGATGGAAAGGCAGACTATTATGGGGCAAATGCAGTCTCAGAAATAAAGTGTAGTAGCGCAACTGCAGTTCTTTTCACGGTGACTGCTGACAAAGTATTATTCAAGGATTTGGCTCTAACAAATACAAATGCAACTCCATCAGCTGGCTCGGGAATAAAATGTAGTAGCGCAAACGCTCAACAAGAAGTATGTTATGAAGGAATTAGCGTTTATGGATTTTATGATAATGTCGATGTTCAGGTTGGTAACCAATGGTACATGCATGGTTGCTACATTGTTGCGCCTGTTCGTTATGGAGTAAGAGTAAGGAATACAGTTCTTGGAGATGCTGGTGATTGGTCCATTAGTGACAGCATATTCGTCGCAAAAGTAAGAGACTCAACGGCTGGAATTAGAGTAGAGTCAAGTGGTGGAGGAAAGATTGTCAATGTCAAGACTAATGGCGCAAATGACGGGAAGAAATTCACATATGGGATAGACGTAAACGGTGCTGGAACAACTAGCATTATCCTGATTGCAAATAGCTCATTCGAGAATATTATAACGAATGCAATCCATATCACCACCTGGGACATATTGATTATCAATGGCTGTCAGGTCGCTTTATATACATCTACTGGTACAAATGCTATTTCATTGACAAGTGTAAATTATTTTGTGATTGACGATGTTGTTCTTATTGGCAATTCTCCATCTACCGCCGCAGCTGCTATTTCTCTCAACACTTGTACGTATGGAGCAATTGGGTTATACGAAACAAGATATTTTACATCTGCACTTTCTCAAACCAGTTGCACAAATATAACGACACTGGCAAATCTTTCATCGGCTACTCCACAAGACGTAGGTTCGAGTGATTCAGCGGGTACTGGAACAGCGGCGAGTAGGGATGACCATGTTCATAAAGGCGTCCATTCACTAGCTAAACTTGCCGGTACTGCTCTTTATGGTGATGTAACGATTTCAGAGGGAACAGGTATATCAATTACCCCAAGTGGGAATGATTTATCAATTGCATCAACAGCAACAAGTTCAAGTGGTACTGGTCAAGTGCAGGGCGTAGCGCGCTGGACATCCGGTGGTGGGACCACGTTCGACCTGCCGGATGTGGCTGAAAGTTTACTGAATGTTTTCGATAATGGATCCCTGGTGGATCCACTTATATATTCACTATCCACAGATATGACTCAAGTGGTATTTGATTCGGCTGTCACCGCGGCTCATATTGTAGTGGCAGACTATGTAGTAGCACAGGTGTAAAATGGCAAATACAGCGGTAGGCAGGACTGAAACAGCAATACTTACTAATAAATCAGGTGGGAGTGTAGCCCTTGGAGATGTAGTTGTGATTGATACAGCGAATGCCGTTGCTTTTACAACAAATACGGCAGGTGCGTTTACATCTGGAAGAATTGGGGTCGTGCTTGAGCCAAATGGAATTGCTAATAATGCAAGTGGCCTAGTAGCATTTAGTGGATATGTGTCAACCATAAATTTGTCAGGAACAGGAAGTATTGGAGACTTGGTCAAGACTCATACGGTAGCTAAGCAAGGAGTTCGCCATGCAGCTCCACAAGTATCAGGTGATTTTGCTCAGGCTCTTGGAACGTCAGCTACTCCTGTCGCGCTTCTTTTTGGGGCTGTTCAACTAGGATTAGGAACTGGTGTCCCAGCAGGTACATCATTCCCTGGTAGTCCAGCCACCAATGATTTATACTTCAGGACCGATCGAGGACTTCTATATTATTATGATGGCACCCGCTGGCTGACGGTCCAGGAGTACGCGATATCCATTAGCATGCAGGATCTTTTGACCGGAACATCTACAGTATCACCCCAAACAGCGGCCTATATGGTCTTGGACAATGCCACATATGATTTATATGTAACCAGGATTGCATGTCAAACCAATGTGTTGACCACCAACAGTGGAACATCGTACTGGACAATTGCTTTTACTCGCCGACCATCAAATACAAGTCTGGGATCGTTCAACACATCAGCAGATACAGCTTCCACACCTACCCGGCACAATGTGACGGTCAATGCTTTGACCGGGACCACGGATAAATACCTGGATATCACTGCTACAAAAACTGTCACACCGGGTGCGCCGTATATATTGGCCACAATATTCTATAGGATGGTTGGATGAAATTCTTTCGTGGACTTCTTTATGCTTTTCTATTTAGCATCCCCTTTTGGGTTGTTATATTCTATATCATATACATCATACTGAAGTATAATCATTTAGGATAGGAGTATTCATGAATAAACGGTATCTTGATAACAAAAATATTTAGGAGAAAATATGGGACAAGTCCCAGATCAATTCGCTCACTACTTTAGTAATGCTGGAAGCTATTCACCAAACGGAATAAACTACAACAGAGTAGTCAACTTTCTTGCTGCGAGAGGAACAAAACTCTCTGTTGAACCAACTGTTGCTACCCCAATAGAATTCCCAGATGTAAGCTACTATCAGGGGACAATCAATTGGGACGTAATGAGTTCTAAGACAAAGAACATTATCATTAGGGCTGGACAAAACCTCTGGGTTGACAGTGCATTCCAACAAAATTGGACTGCTGCAAAACAACGAGGAATGTCTAGAGGATGTTATTGGTTCTATGATGATAGGGTTAGTCCTCAACAGCAATTTGATGTTCTTAAGCCTCTCATTGAAAACGACCAGCCTGAAGATAGAATATGGGTTGATTGGGAACTCGTTTATGGCGGTCAGTATGGAGGCCTAAAGAACGTTGTAGCGTTCATGAAGCTTATCGAGCAGGCATTCCCATCAAAGATTGTTGGGATGTATACTGGGTATTACTTTTTCATTGACCACAGTAATCCAATCAATAATGCAGCTGAATATGAGTACCTAAAGGTTCACCCATTATGGATTGCGGCCTATACAAGTAATGGTTCAAGTAACGGAATTCTTATACCTAAGCCGTGGACAGTTCCTGAGCTTCATCAGTTTGGAACACCAGTTAGAGGTCATGACTTCGGTTGTGAGAGTTTAGAGATTGATATGAATAGGGTCATCTATGACCCATCTCAAACATATGGACAAGGAGAACCTATGGTTACAACCCCTGTTACAATTCAATGGTTTGAACTTCAGAATGCAGGAGCTCTCAATATTAGGAATACTCCAGGAAGCACTGCAGATGGAACTGATATTGGAGACATCCCGCTCAATGGAATTGTTCTCATCAAGGAGTACACCCTTATTGGCACAACAAAATGGTATCACCTCATTGATGGACGAATGACTCATGACCTTACAAGTGCCCCTATTCAGATTACAGATGGTCATGGAGTAATTTCAAATTGCCCTGATTGTTGGGCTTCAGGAACTTACCTTAGAGGAACGAATATTCCTGTACCTAATCCTGAACCTCCAGTTGGGACACCTCCTGTGAAGGTTACTGTACAACAGGCAGATGGTAGCATTTGGGAGTGCACCACGTTCACGAGGATCTAATGATAATCGTAGAGGAAAACGACGGCTCGTTCTACACTGGGAAACTTCGCTTGCATCCCACTCATCGGGTCAAAACTGACTTCGAGAATGGTAGGCAAGACCGTCATTATCTTCCTATGGTGTTTGTATTTGATGACTTCAATTGTACCTTTGGGCAACAATGGCAATACTATTTGAGAGCCATCAACTATAATGCTTCAATTCAAATGTGCTCCAGAATGATGGATGACAATGTAGCCTTCATGAATGGTTCAGGAACTGCAGGAAAATCAAGGCGTAGAAATTGGTTGAAGGTTGAGGATATGGAAAGTAAAGACCCTGAGACTGATAAAACTCGAACATGTGGTGATGCAAGAATTCAGATGAACCCTATTGTTCCAACAGCTGAAATCCTTGCTAAGTTGAAATATAGAGAAGGTGATAAAGTGCCAACAATATATAGGGTAACCTTTTTGGATGGGACTAAACCGCCTCCTCTGAAGGTGGGATACTCATATCCTAGGAGTCTTCGTGAAATAAGTATTGAAGCATATGTTTACACCCCTGCAACTCATCCAGCATATTTTACTCCGGCGACTACAACTGGCTCAGATGGAAAGGCTCACAGTTGGCCTAATTCTCCAACTTATCCTTGGTACAAAAGTGGGAACACTCCTGTTGCATTTTGGCCACACGTAGCGGTTGGACCAGTTTATTATCCTCCTAAGCAGCTTACTGATAATACTCCAATAGTGGAGGAAATATAATAAAGCATGCACTGACGTTGACCTTCGTAATCTTTATAGGTTATGTATATTCTGGACTAAGCTACCAATTCCTTTATGACATTACTGAGCGTCCTTATGTCTATAGGCAACTTGTTCCTATCCTATCTTGGGGTGTTAGAGCAATTACAGGAGTCTCATTTGACACTTCTGTTAGGATTATTCTCATTTTTGCCTTTATTGGAATGGAGGAAGCTCTACGTTACTTCCACAGAGGGTTCTATCATGGGGATATAAAAACAGAAGTCTATATCATCCTAACTTCATTGATCGTGGCAATGATAGGAATGTGGCCACCACACACATATGATGCTCTCACTGTAGCATTATTTTCATTTGCTTTTGCATTATTGCATAGAGGGAGGTTGATGGCATTCTTCCTTTTATTTCCTATCATATGCTTGAATCGTGAAACCTCATTCTTGTTGATACTTTGCTTTATAGTATATAACTGGAAATGGTTACCTCATCGTCAAATATTTCTTTTGACCTCTCTGAGTGGTATTGTTTATCTTACAATTAGGATGGCGCTAGAATGGTCATTTAGAACCTATCCTGGATATGATACCATGTTTCGTCTCTTATCAAATATTGATACAGCACTTATTTATCCATACATCATCATCTCCCACATGATAATATTTTTATTGGTACTATCAATGGTTCATACAAAATGGATATTTGTGCCACGACTGATAAAGAACGCCCTGTGCATATTTGCCCCTGTACTTATCATCGCTTATCTAACGATAGGTTTTATAATGGAGATAAGAGTCTTTTTAGAGATAGTGCCTTTGCTAACATTTATAGGTGTACAAGAACCTCCATGGATGAAGTATACACGTGGAGTTCTGAGGCAAAATGACAACCACTCATTTAGAGAATAATATCAGTATCTTATTCATAGAGAGCTCAACTGATGACATAATGCGGATGATAACAACTATAGAGAAGATAGGATATACTGTCAGATGGAAGAAAGTTGAAAATGAAATAACGCTTAGGATGGCACTTTCATCTGATAATTGGAACCTTATCATTTGTGACTATAAGCTTCCTAGGTTGACAGCCGAGAAAGCCCTTGATATATGTCAAGAGCATAATCCAGAAATTCCATTTCTTGTTGTGTCAGGAACAATTGAGGAGGATGTCGCATATCCATTAGTAGAAAGTGGGGCAATAGATTTTATTGGTAAAGATAGACTGTTTAGACTTCCTTTAGCGATAAAAAGAGAAATGAGAAATGTGTCTAAAGCGCTCAAGCAAAAGTTTATTCTTGACCAATCATTCAACGCAATTGTGACTGCTTGGGGAACAGCTATGGAACTTAGAGATAAAAAGACTGCTGGTCATACAATAAGAACAGCTGAGCATGCCATGGCTGTAGCCTACAACTTAGGAGTACCCCAAGAAGTTATCAGAAAGGTTTACTTTGGAGCAATTGTTCATGATGTAGGAAAGATTGCAATTCCTGATAGAGTTCTTTTGAAGCCAGGCAAGCTAACAGAAGAAGAATTAGACATTATGAAAAGTCATGCAACAATTGGATATGAATTCCTTAAAGATATCCCACTACTAAAAGATGCAGCAATGGTAGCCTATTGTCATCACGAGAGATGGGATGGTTCAGGTTATCCAAGAGGATTATCAGGTAGAGACATTCCCATAGAGGCAAGAATATTTGCCCTTGTAGATGTTTACGACGCACTCGTAAATGACCGTCCTTATAGGTCTGCACTGACTCGACAAAAAGCCTTAGAAGAAATGGAGAAAATGAAAAGCGGATTTGACCCAGACATTTACCGCGTTTTCATTTCATTACCAGGTGAACTATGACAAATGAAAAAGAACTTACTCCTCATGATATGCAGGAAATAGATTTATTCCAAGTTCAAGTTGTTGCAAAGCTCAAGGATATTCTTGAGTCGAATGCTAGCACAAGAGACACAATGCGCATCTTGACTGAGACATTAGCTGCTCACATTCGCCAGAACATTGATACTATTCAAAAGATAAATGAGTCCATTAGCGAGCAAATGAGCTATAGATTATTTCGACAAAATTTAGAGGAGAATAACCTTCAGTTAGAGTTGGCTAAAAAGTCGCTTGAACTTGATTTTGCAGAGAAGAGATACAATGCGTTGGCTCATACGCACGAAGAAGACACCGAGGAAACTGATCGTCTACGATATGAGCACCAAAAGCAGCAGATAGAACTCGACTCACTCAAAAAGAATTTGGAGATTTTACAAAATTCAAAGAGCTCAACTCAAAATAAAATAAAAGCGTCATCAAGTAGTCCATCTTCGCAAAAGATAAAGGAGGTGATTTTATTCACGGGAGTAGGAACGCTAACTGCCGCAGCCGTTACCGGCCTAATAGCGTTTGTCCTTTGGCTTGCACGGCTCTATATTACGAGTAATGGAGGTTGACATGAATAACATTTCTTTGTCAAAGGTTGGTTGGTTACTAATCGCATGGGCATTCTTCGTAGGCCTAGTCGGAGTAGGCGCAACTATTGCAACTGCTCTTATGGTCATAGGCACAATTCTGTATCTACTTACATAAGGAGAATTATGAACAATTCGAATTACCCCAAATGGACTCTTGTTGCAATCCTGGCTATAGCAGGTATCCTTGCTGTTCTATTCATTGGCCAGCCAAGTACCCCTTCAGCAATTCAAACAAGTTCAGCTGTTCAGGTCCCTCAGTCAATCAACTTGGCCATCGGAGCAGGGCTTCTTCTCCTGCTAACTGCGGCTTTCACCTGGCTCTTTGAGATGTTCAACATTGACCTTCGAGGATTTGCGCAGCCATTATCATTAGCCATCTCTGCTTTCGTTGTGGCTGAACTCCAGAATATTGTGAACGTTATTCCTGCCCAATATGATGTTATCGTTCAAACAGTATTCTATGTACTAACTTTGATATTGGCCCCTCTCGGGTTCTTTCGCCTCATCAAGACTTTCAAGGAGACCCCTGCGGAGGGACACCTACTGTAACCTAAGAAGTCAAGCGACAAACTAGAAGACCCCATTAGGCCCTATGTAGCTTGATGGGGTTCTTTATTTTCATTTTGTATAGACAAATTCTATAGTAGAGATGACTCGGTCCTCCCAGAGATGCTCATAAACCAAGGCATAGTACCTATCATGTTCGTCTGTGGCGTGTCTCTGGGTGAACCCTGAGGTCACCGGTCTAGGTCGTATCAGTGCTGTTAGCTCTGAGTGATGATTCGGTTCACCCTGGCTCATTTTGTACTTATTCGTGTATGGAACTATTCGTCTATCCCTGGCGTGCATCTGGATGAACCAGAGTGTCAAGGAAATATCCCCCAGACGGAGGGTCGCCCGTTATGAACGACCCTCATTATCATTGATTCTTTTTACCGACATGGTCAAGTTGAAGCCACCAGAATAAGACTATGACGGTAGTACCTACAGCAATTACAAATGTTGGTCTCCACCCTATCATTTCTGCACTCACTAAAATACTAATTACCCAAAATGAGGTGCAAAGACTTAGGATAAGAACCCGTATTGTTTTGAAAATCATTCGTCCCTCAGCTTCTCTTCCCTTGTGATGTAATCAACATATGAACAGTGCTTCTCATGTACTTCGGGGTCTGTGTGGTTCCCATCATCGTCACAATCGCAAACATGAAGCATACTCATTGCTTCACTTTCTGAAATGTTTTTGAGTCCCATGGTTCTCCTTATGTACTTGCTGTATATGTTATCCCTAGGTCATTATCATCGGTGTGAATAATGCCTTTCCAATGTGGTACCATCTTCCATACTACCGGTTCATCATCTTCAATATATTTGTAGAAGTCCTCCTTGAGACTTTCTGCATGCTCGAGTAATGACTTAGCAGCATCAACACCATGTAAACTTTCGCCATCATCTTTATCAATAAAACTATCAACATTGATGAGTGAACGCATGGCCTCCTCGAATGAGTGGCCCACTGTTGATGAGTCTTTTTCTAGGTCATCTAACTCAGCTTTAGGGTGAGCCAACGGAACAGGATGTTCAAATGAAGCTGGATAGCCGTACGGAGTAGGATAAGTATAACTAATTTTGTCTGGACTCATGATAGATGAACTTAGACTAATTTGATAATTTTCATCTCCTATGGCCATTACAGGGGCCTTTGCATGTATCTCAATTTCAATATCATTGAGATAAAGCTGATAGTTCATCCCATCATCAAATGTAAGAGTCAATACTCCTTTTCTAAGACCACCAACTTTGGCTCTATGATAAATTTCATTGAGGTCTTTAGCAAATCTTTCCATCTCTGTAAATCCATCAGGTAAAATCTTAGCCATCATTACTCCTTCGGATAGGGGTGAACCAAATCTCTGAAAGCTCTACCTAGGGGGGCATTTGTTACGTCACTCACTGGTGTTCCATGCTTTCGACAACAGATAATATTATCCTTGTTGATGAAAACATCTGCTCTTATGAGACATCCATTATGTGTCATACAAAAATAAATCGTGGTAACGTCTACCTTCTGTGATGTAGTAAGAATAGGTAGAGTTTCGTCATGAAGGGGCGGAAGTCTTATTGTCATTTTATCTCCTTTCACTCTTTTGATTGAGCAACAACTGTAAAATTTGTAAAATCAACACGTATTCCAATTGCATTGATAAAGGTCACTCTTACTTGGTTGAAGCCAGTTCCTTGGTTGATGATAAATGTTCCTTTTCCACATCTGCAATTTCTTTTCTTCTCTTCTGTCTCAGTCCTGATGTTATAAGTTTCTTTACAAGCTGGACAGGTTACTTCGACTGTCGTTTTGGGATACATGTATCTCCTTATTCATCTTTATTTGTTATTGAGTTGAGTATTGTTTATTTCTTTTTATCACGCTTGGCAATCATTTGACCTAGCACCGCCAAAGTATCATTAGCTTGAGACTTTAGATTATCAGGCATTTTGTCAGGATGTAACTTGAACCTAATCACTGCGTCTCTTATAGTGATGTCAGGATTTTCCTTAAGTATCAATTTTGCAAGATGCTCAGCATCACTCTCACGCTTGAAAAAGCCTTGCTTAGTCTTTACACCTTCTCTTGCCCAATATTCATCCCAATCTATAAAATGCTCTTTTTCTGCCCAGTCTTGGTCATATCCTGGTGGATTGCCAAAATGGGCATATTGTCGCTCAAGATTTTGGAGACGAATTTCATCCCGTAAGTTATTAGCTCCTGCGGGTTCCTCATAGGTGTAACTTGCATTTGAACCCCCAGAAATGCGGCTACTACCAATAGTTCCATATTCAGAGTCTATTAGCTCATTATCGTCAGGACGACCTTTGCCAGCTTTTATATTCTTTGACTCAGTTGATAAATAGTCTGGTGTTTTTCTACGAAATAGTCCCATCATTTACTTTCCTTTCTTTGTTTTCTGTTTCACTTTCTTCTTTGGTTTCTTTTTGCTAGACTTCTCGTCCAAAATATCCCCACTATTATTATCATTACTATCGCTATCAATATTGGTATCCAACTCAATAGGTTCATCTTGCTCCTCATCCTTTTCTTCAATTTGTACGGCCAACTTCCTATCAAGGAATTTGACCATTGAGTATGGGAAAAACTTATTGAGGCATGGTCCGTTGCATGTAAGACCAGCCTCTGTTAGCTCTGGCTTAGCCAAGCACACAACTATTCCGTCAAGAGGATGTTTTCCAAATGCATATCCTACAACTTGTTTCCCATAGAGACTAACGGACACTAACCCTTCGTGAGCCAAAAGTTTTATTTGACCTGGCTTTCTTAACTTCATGTTGTTCCTCCTTACGTTTGATTGCTAGTGCAAGTCGATTGTTTTCGGTCTTGATGGCATACCCAAGGATATCCCTTTCACATGATGCATAGAATACTTTATTTTGAAATTCTACCTTTGAAGTTTCATCAACTTCTAATCCTGGTAGAATAGCATATGAAGTCCTATGCAATTTCATGAATGAGTATGCTCCGAGATAACCTGCGAGGTCATCATCAAATGCTATTTTCACTAGGCGCCCTTCAAGAACTTTAGCCGCTTGAGGAATAGCACTTGCCCCCATTGTACACACTGCGTGGTAGCCATAAAGGTCAGCACGAAGCACTCCGAAGACTCCCTCTACCAAATGCAATTCTTCATATTTGAGATTTGACATTGGCCAAACTGCAGTACGTTGTCCATGAAGCATATACTTTGGTTCAAGAGTAAATCTTCGTTCCTGAATACCGACAAGAAGTCCATTTTTGTCAAAGATAGGAAATAAAATTCCATCTTTGCTCTTCATTATCTCAAATTTTTCTATTTGTTCTGGGGTCACCTTCCTCTTTTCCAAATATTTGCTCTTGGTAGCCAATTTAGAATATGATAGCTGTCGCCATTCCCTCTCCTCATAGTCAGTCCGAGGAATAAGTGCAATGTCAATCTTAGAGAGCTCTCCTCCAAATTCTTTGGCTAACTGATAGGCATTTGCTGAGTGCCCGCAACCAAAGCAATGAAAAAGACCATTAGATAGATTGAATCTTGCACTTGGGGTTTTGTCTAAGTGGAACGGACACCTAAGCTTTGCCTCTACTCCGTTCACACTCATGATTTGAAGTCCTAAAGCAGCTGGGTCATAGACTTTCATGCTCTTCTCCTCATAATGAGTAGGATGATTGCACCAGCTGGGTATCCATACAAGAAGAAGTTAGGATTATTTGTAATTGCTGATGCAAACAATCCTCCAAGAGAACAGATTGAGCCTATAACCATCAGGACAAATTGAATGTTTTCATTTTTCATTACCAGCTCCTTATCTCGATTGTTAGGTTTTTCTTGCATTTGGGGCAAGTAACATTTACATCTACACTACCGTGTGAACCACAAAGTTCACACTCATGGTCATATCCCATGATAGAAAGTTTTTCCGTGTCCTCAGTAAATCGCCACTTGCAGTTTCCACATTCAATCCTCATCGAAACTACTTTTGAAGCCTCATTCACTTTCTTTATTGAGAGTTGGCCTTTTTTCATCTCACCTCCTCTATTTTCATTGTCTCAAAGTCAAGTTCAACAAGTGAGCTCATAGGAGGACCATACCTGTTCTTGATTATTTCGGTCATCAACCTATTTGGATATGCGATGTCAGTCTCTAACGAAATGATTTGGTCAGCGTCTTGGCCAAGAGCATCAGCATAAGCCAAATCCTCAGGAGTAAACCCCATTGTTCGGCCAACTCGCTTGATTTGAGTTGTGGCCAACATTGGAAGTTTTGTGACTTGAGCAAGTTGTTTCAATTGAGACGATGTTTCAGCGATACGTTCCCATTTTGCTGATGGAGGATGGAGCAAATCAGGGGCCATTTGATAAACTCCATCTACAATGATAGCATCAACCATAAAGAACTTTGCTGCCATTGCCACTTGCTCAGGTGTCCTTATTCCTCGTGGTGCATAAATCTCCCCCTTTGACATTTTAGCGGTAAGTTTGGCCACCTGAAGTTTTGACTCAAGTGCTTTGTCGATGTCTGACCTTAACGATAAGGGATTGAAGCTTGCCACCATCCCATCTATACGGGCAAATATTTCGTTAGCCAACATCTCTTGGGACACAAATAGAACCTTCATCCCAGATAGCATCCACTCACGGGCTTGCCACTGGGTTATCAATGATTTGCCTGTTCCTAATCTTGCTACGATGAGGGTGTAATCTCCAGCATGGAGACTTCCCATTGCTCTGTTGAGAACCCCTATAAAGAAAGGAACAGCCTTCGTGTGTTTTCTTTCACTGTATTTGCGCCTATCATAAGTTGTATAAGTCGAGTCTTCGTCACCTGCAACGCGGATTGTCTTCATGATTGAGTAGACTTCCTCCTCATGAATGGCCCCCTCAATTCGCGTCCTATCAACCAAGGATGTCATTGCAGAAATGAAAAATGATAATCTTTTCCGCTCTAGTGTTTGGTCTGCAATGTCATCAATTACAAATGGTGGGTCAATATCGATTGGGATGAAGTCTTCAAATTCTTCTGTGAGTCTTTCAAGTGATGGGGTCTCGTCATATTTTGAAATATATTCTGCAACCCATCCAATGATTTGAAGCTCAAATTCATCCATCAATTCCTGTGGGAACCTTACAAGTCTGTCAACACTCTTTGATTTGAGTGATGCGACAATTAGTTTATTCATCTTTACTCCTCATAACAAAAGTTTAGTTCGCCATCCTATCAATCTTACTTTGTAAGTAAGCTAAATCACCAGTTAGCTGGCAACTGAGCGAACAGCGCTGGCACATTCCATAATCCTTTCTTTTTCCGCTTGAGTTCTCCCAAATCGTATCAAAATTGTCCATCAAAACGTTTCCTACAACAGCTTCTTTTTCTTCCAACCCCTGGCACAGCCAAACATCCCCATTCGCATTGATAGTCGAATAGATTGATGTACTATAGCAAGGGATAAAAGCTTTGCCAGTTGATTTGCCAACCGCAGCGTTTATATAACGAGCTCCACTTATCAATGAGCTTTTCATTCTTTCGAATGTGTTATAGGTGGCAAATTCATAGAGTAAGTCGGTAACTGACTGAAGAGCATCAGCCTTTTGCTCATAGTTGGCAGTCCCAAGAAGTCCATCATCTGATGCAATGTTGAACCTTGGTTGAGCGTCATACTGTCTGCAAGTGTCAATGAACCATGCAACATTATCATTAGCCAACTTTGGATTACGAGCATTCCATGGACCAAGAGTTATTTGCAGTGTTGTTGATTTGCCAACGTTCTTGAGGTAACCTAATAGAGCATATACTCCATCAAGGTTGCCAGCAACCCCTCTTGACTTATCATGCTGAGGACCATCAAGAGAGATGGTCACTTGTGTTGCATATTGAATAAGTGGTTTGGCTAACTCTGGGTCAACCGCATTCGTCAGTAAGGTGACCTTAGGGACAACCAAGCTGAAGAACCGCATTATTCCGGTAGCCTCAGGGTGAATGGTGAACTCTCCCCCTTGGACGACTACACCACATGTTTTGAGAATAGTTGACTCGAGCCAAACCTGCTCGATGACGTTTAGCGACATATTTGTCCTAAGCAAATCTCCATTCGACTTCCTGAAGATGCAATAGGAGCAGTTTGAATTGCAATGAGATGTCGCATAGAAATAGATTGTCCTAGGTCTATCGAATTGAACAGACCCTGAATAGGATGGCCTACCTTTTGTAATCATGGTTTTCCTCCAAAGTAATATAAAAGCGGAATTGCTATCACAATCAATAGCAACACAATGTAGATGAATACTAGCGTGATACGGGTCTTTTTCATTTTAGCCTACAATCCTGGCTGGAATGATATTGAAAGGTCGTCAAGTTTACCTTCATATGTAAACGTAATCAACCACCATCCCAGCCAAATGCTTTTGTATGTGCTTTTCAAATCATGACCCCATATCCATGGATATTTGAAAATCATCTTTAGCCTCTGGATATCTAGTGCTATCAAAATTGGGAGCATTGGAACAATACAGATATAAATACGTAAGGTAATCGTATGTAGCTTTTTGGATTTCTCTAAACGATTATTATCTTTATCATAGTGTTGCCATAGATATGTTCCATCCCAGAATACACCAATCCATAGGTCACGAGGTTCAAACAGTAGTTTTATTCTGATAGGTTTTGTGTTCATATCAACCTCGCAGCTTTTAGATATCCCATAGTGACTATTCCCAAAACCCATCCTACTGCTAGGAAAACTACAGCTTGTGCATTCACAAAGGCAGCAGTTATTATTATTGAAAATAGATATGGGACCAAAACTAATACAGCGGCTCTTACAAATTTTGGTCTCATAGCTTCCTCACGCTTGTCGCTTTACCAGAATTTGCTTTCACTTTTGCTGCAACGAAATCTCCAACTTGTGGTTCAAACATGAGTTTACCTCTTGTCCAGAAAAGTCCATTAGGAATGAGGTAGTAAACTGTATATGGGCCAAATGCTGACTTCTTTTGTTTCATTGAACCAATAATCCCAGTGGTCATCCCTTCCTCAGAGGCTGTCTCCAGATTTGCAATTTCACTCTTTGTTGGGATGATGAACCCTAACAGGCGGATTTGAGCTTCACGTTCAGGGTTGCTTGAGGTTCGTATATCATCAAGCATCTCCTTTGACTTTCCTGATATCCCAAGATTATCAATAGAACCCTTTATCCCTTTGAATGCACCTATCCCCAACAGAGAAGCTCGTGCTTGACCACGTACTGCGTTCTTTGGAACTCTTGCCATAAAATCCTCAATGGATTTGAATGGCCCCTTCTTGAGAGCTTCACGAATGACAGTAACGTTGGTGACATATTTGATTACGTTGGCTGGGATTACGATTGAGTCCCCATCAACAATGAAAATGTCGTCATCCCCAATGATGTTGATGGTTGGCATTTTGACCTTTATCCCTCGCTTGATGACCTCGAAAATGTATTGAGTCAAGTTCTCACGGTCAGAGCTCATCATCGCTGCGTAGAATTCCACTGGATGATAATATTTCCACCATGCCATTTGCCAAGCTACTTGAGCATAGGCTGTAGCATGAGCCTTATTGAAACTGTAACGTGAGTGTGTGGAGATTTCATTCCATATCTTTTCAGCTATCTGAATTGGAATTTTGTGGAACTTAGTTGCTCCATTGAGAAAATCCTCTTTTGCTTTCTTGTACTGAGCCTGCCAAATTGGGTCATCAAATTTATCTTGAGCTTTGACGATGATACGACGAATATTATCTGCTTCAGCATAGGTCCCATTTGTCATTACCTTATAGAGCTCCATCACTTGTTCTTGATAGACAATTGCTCCATAAGTTGATTTGAGGATTGGCTCAATCACTGAGGGAACCTTGCGAGGTGAATGCCTCCACTCTACAAACTTATCAGCTGTACCAGCATCGAGTGCCCCTGGCCGATACAATGCATTGAGAGCTACGAGGTCTTCAAATCTTGTAGGGGATAACTTCATTGTTAGGTTGCGAATGCCGTAACTACCAGAGAATTGGAAGACACCAGATAAATCACCTTTTTGAAAAAGTTCAAAAGCTGGGTCATTGTCTTCATGCAGCTTGGAGTAGATTTTCTCCTTAGGACTCCACTTCTCAAGGAGTTGTAGAATTGTGAGAGCTTCTAATCCTAATAGGTCATATTTGACAATCCCTGCTTTTGACATTTCATCGTGACTTCCTTGAGTCCATGCTGCAACGAGGTCATGACCAGCTGCTCTTTCGATTGGAACTGCCCTGTCAGTGATGACGACCCCAGCCGCATGACGTCCTCTGTGCCTAATTTGACCCATGATTGTGTCGTATGCTTGCTGGAACTGAGGAATTTCCTCTACGACACGTTTCATTTCGATGCATGTTGGTCCTTTCTCTGCAATATCATTTTCAATAGGTCGAGGAACCTTGAATGCTTTGGCCAAATCATGGACTGCCGTCTTGTGAGAGTAGCGAACAACTGTTCCAATTGGGACACCATGCCATCTTATGGAAACATACTTGATAACCTCATCACGATGTTTTGAGTCGATGTCAACATCTACATCTGGCATTCCTTTTCTCATTGGGTTCAAAAATCGTTCAAATGGTAGGTTGTAAATCATGGGATTGATATCGGTTATTCCCAATGAGTAAAGAACCAAAGAGCCTGCTCCACTGCCACGACCTGGACCAATGTATGCACCTAACTTCTTGGCTGCCTCTATAATGTCGTTGAGGATAACGAAGTAGGATGAATAGTCCATCTCTTTGATAATCTTCAGCTCATATGAGAGACGCTCATTGTAGGATTTACCCATTGCTCCAGCAAAACTCGTTCTCTCACTCTTCTTTACAAGTGACTCGAGAGTTTCATGAGCATGTGGGATATGTGGAAGAGTTGGGGTTGCGTCGAAGATGGTTGGCTTAATTTTGTTCACAATCATCGAGGTGTTTGCTAATGATAATTTGTAGCGCTCGAGACTGACTGCGGATTTGGCGCGTTTCCAAATTTGGTCAGGATTTTTGAGCCAAAGCTCTTTTGAATTATAAGAAAAACCCGACCTCATTTGAGTTACTAACTCATGGATGGTCGAGTCTTCATGTAGTGGGAAGTGAACGTCGTTTGTCACCACAAGGGGGATGTTAGCACGTTCAGCCAATTTGATTGGCCGTGTCCACGTATCCGTATCGGCAACAAACATCATTTCCATAAAGAATCGGTTTCCAAATGCGTGCTTGAATTTTGATGTGAGTGCGACTGCCTCAGAGAATGGGAGTTGATTGAATGGGCTTGCTACGCAGCCACTAAGACAGATTATATCCTTGCAATCAGCAAGAAGATTATCAATTGGGAACTCCGGCTGTTTGAAACGTGAGGCATGCCCAACATTGTTGAGACGAATGAGGTTCTCCAACCCCTTTTGGCCATTTCCAAGGAGAGTGATGTGTCCAGTTTTGCCATCAAATCCAATGTAAGCTTCTACACCTATGATGGGTTTTATTCCCTGAGCCTCACACTCTAATGAAAATGATACTGCGTTGGCTAAGCTGCCATGGTCCGTAAGTGCAAGAGCATCGAACCCATAATCTTTGGCTGCTTTGACAAGTTGACCCACCTCTCGAAGACCGTCTTTCGAGGCATCCGAATGGGTATGCAAATGTGTGAATTTCATTTTTATCTCCTTGCTTGTCTACCCTTAGGGATGAAGTGATTGATGATTGAGTTGACCATCTCACGACTTGTCCTCTTAGGTGGCTCCATCTCTTGGAGCATTTTGATTGCTTTCTCAACTGGAATAGTTGGTCTTACAATTCCCATTCGCTTGGCTACCTCAAAGGCTGCTGTGAGGTGGTCTCTCATTCGTCTGTCGAGTAGGTCCCACATTTCAGGGGTCATCATCTCGACCATACTAGCAAAATCCTCATGCATTGCCAAGATATATTCTGGACCAAACTTTCTCAAACTACGAATGAGAGTGGTCATGTTGTGGTCAGCGGCATAATGAAATTCTGCGTTGTGCTCATTACGAGCCCAGAGGACCATCCTTTCTAAATAGTTGATATAGGGGTGGGTATAAAGAAAAGTTCCCTCTCTTGTTCGCTTATGAGGATTTCGCAATCTTCGCTGCATGAAGGGAGGGAGCTCAGCTGTTGGAGCAATCCAAGTTGATGGACGCTCAGGTGGATTAATCATCCATTTCATTTTCATTCTCCTATCCAGAAGCCAGCTACTCGTTTGAGAGTCTCATCACCAATTGATTGCCACATCTCACGGACTCCGTCTTGTTTTCTGTAGAAGACAACTGCTGATGCAAAGTAAAGGTCTTGGTCATAGTGTGTTGAAAATGTTTTGGAACATGCATCTTCAAATAAGGTAACATTGAGATGAATGAGAGCATCATAGAGAGGTTTTGGGTCCCATTTGAAAGGCATCGCATGCATGACCTTATTCCAATGACCTCCATGAATGGGTTTATACTTACTGAGGTCACTCTCGTAGAGATGAAGTGAAGAAGCAAAGTGAGTGTAATCACCAATTGGTATTTCTACATGAGATGAAATATACTCATGAAGCATGGTGAATGTGAATACGTCATTTGTGAGACCAAGGATTACGTCATTAGACCTCATCATCACCTTCATGTTCAGCTTTTCATCACGAACAAGAAAATGAAAATTGAGGGTGCATGGAGTATTCAGACCACCACCACCCCAGAGGTCAACTGGACCCATATAGACTGAAAGAACAGCTCGTCTTGTCATTGGGTCTTTCCTTAGCATCATGATGATTTTATCGAGCTGCTCGTTAGCATGAAAACGTTTGCCATAAGCTCCATCAATTGTCCTACCATTAGTAGAATATTTTGAAAAGCCAGGAACGAACTGAGTGAGGGGAGCAAGTGAGTCATCTCCTACAATGTGCTGAATTGCATCAGTGATGGCAAAGCCAATGTTCATTTTTCGCCACTCTTCAGTACATACGCGGTCAAGAGGATTATTCATAGAGAGAACTTCATTCTCAACTTCTCGTGTGGCACCTCTCTCTGAGTCAACCTTCGCTCCCCACTCTTCGATGTCCTGAATAAAATAGGACAGGTCTTTAGGTGAAAAGTTTGTCATACGATTATCCTTTCTAAAAGTTTTATCCAAGGAACTGGGGACATATAGTGAACGACAAATCGCCGTAATTGATATATCAGTTTTTTGCGTTCGTTTTCTCCTATCTGATTATAGGCCTCTAGCATCTCGGCACTCTCAGAGACACGCAGCCTGCTCAATGAATAGATATATTGATTTGGTAGATTGAACTCAGCTGGGATAAACGGGAGGACACCTGCAGATGCTGCCTCAGCCCATCTAATGGTAACAAATCCACGCGGTCCATATTCAGGCTTATGGAGCATCACCGTCGCTTTTGCTTTTCTCAATGTGGTGATAACATCCTCCTGTGGAAGTCTACCCATAAAATGAACATTTGGTAGTAACCCTTTTATCACACTTGGGTCCCTATCATAACCTGGCTCAATCCAATTTCCATAGAAGGTTGTGTGGACTTCATGTGCAAAGGGCTCAATCAACTTGAATGTTTGGTCAAGTCTTTCATAATTGTTCCCAATGTAGGTTAGACCAGTTGAGCCCTGAATGAGTGGTTCAAACTCGTATGGATTTGGAAAGTGTAAAGAGATTTCTCCAGTCTCAGGAAATAAAGATGGAGTAGCGATGATGGCTCCATTTTTCTTCAGCCACTCACGCTCAACGGAAAGCATCTTCAAGTCCTGGTCATGTATGACGACTGGTATTGCATTTTCAAAGCACCAGCCAATCAGATAATTTTGTCTATCATACAAAAGGTTCCGCTCCTTATATTGAGGAGCATCTGGTAACAACCATCTCCAACAGAAAATGGCTGCATCAACAGGTTGGGTTGGTTCGACTGAGTCTGGATTAGTTATCCCTGGAGCAACAATGCTATACCCATTTGTTTCAAGGAAACCCCAGAGATACTTTGTCCATGCAGCTCCACCACCAGAACTTTTTGTATTACCGGTAAGTCCTGGCTCCCATGTAGAGTAGAGGATTGTTCTCATGCTAAAACTACCTCATTGCTGATTATGATTGGAGGGAGAAAAGGGATTTTCTCGTTGAGAAGTTTCCCTCCATCAACATGCTTGACAATCTCCCTAGCCAACTTGAGGCCATCATCACGATTTTCAATTTTGCGAATACGAGTTTCGCTCTCGTTGAAAATCTTTCTTGCATACGTCCAAGTGGTGTCAAGCTCATCATATGATAACCACTCCTTTTTGTTGTGGTCAACGTCTCTCAGTTTCAGACGAGCCTGACGAGTCTCAGCGGTTGCTTCGAGAATGAAAGTTACTGCCCCCATGTTCCGAAGCGTTTCATCAATCATATGAGTAGTTGTTACGAGCACGTGAGTATCTACCTTTTTATCAAGAGTCCTCATCACAAATTCAGTGAGGTGGAACCTATCAAGCAAACAGATTGACCTGCTATCAATGAGAGCGAGGTAGTTCCTGGTGAGAAAGTCAATCATGAAGACGGGAGGAGCAGGTCTTGCGGTCCTTTGGAATTTTATCGTGTAGGCCGTCCTCCCGCTTTCTTTCAGCAAAGCAAGTGTCGTGTTGATAGTAGTTGTTTTGCCGCTATTACGTGGCCCTTCAAAAATGTACAGCATACTAAAATCTCCTTTTCTCTTTGTAGTAATGATTTGCCCAATAGTAGTCCTCAACTTTTTCATTATGTGAAGCACTCACTGCTGAAATTGCGTCATGAATGATGTGGTCGAGGTTGTAGTACCCATGGGCTCCCCATCTACCAACTAAATAGGCACAATTCTCTGCATAATTTTTCCTTGCAATTGCAACTTTGGTGCGATGTGTTATAACAGGAATTGGATACCCTTTTGACCTGATTTTGACTATCTCTTCTATGCTACTATCATCTATGAAGTTGAAATTTGCTCTACGAAGCAGGCTTAGTACCCCAATTCTTGAGAAGTACTCATTATCATTTTCACTTTCATAGATGTCCCTATTGTTATAGTTCTTGTATGGGATTTCGATGAGGAGAGAGTCCACTCCATCAGGTGCAAGTTTTTCGCTATACCTACTGAGTAGGGTAATGCGATGAATTGGGGATGTGTTCTCAACTGAATTGTACCACCAGTGGAAGTCAACGTCGAGTTTTCGGTTTAGACCAATTCCAATTGTGAGGACATCATTGTGTGGAAGGATTTGGTCATTCATGTTGAGAAGCATCCCAGTTGTGTCGAATAGATGCTCATACGTGATTGTCCCTTTATAGACTGCTGGGAAAACACAATCGACATAGAGCTCTTTATCATTAGGCTTTATGTCGATGACTGATGAGTCGGTAAAGATACGAGTTCCAGTGAGTCGAAGTCTTGCTTTCATTGTTTCAAGGATATCTTCGCCACAAGCATAATAGAAGGATGAATTTGTTCCCCAATTATTCCCAAATTCACTAATCTTTGCGATGCGTCCATCAATCCAATCAGTGTCCATCTGACTAGGACTCGTTGACCATACTCTCCTATTGAACGGCCCTAAAACTTTTTCATAGAACTCTTGACCAAATTCGTGGATGAGTAGTGAGGCTAAGCTTGGAGGTCTTTCGCTGGGAGTGTGCATTAGCTTTATTCCAAGCTCATCAGCATGGTACTGAATTGGATATGGGATTTGTCTTTGATAATCATAGTATGCTTTTCGCTCAGCGAAGTAATTCGGATTTGAGTCATGCATGATGTCGCTGAGAAGCTCATCCTTCGTTGTATAGACGTGGCCGCCAATGTCGAACGTGAATTGTCCACTATCTGATTTGAAGGACTTCAAAAGTCCACCTACTGAAGGGGATGCTTCAATGATAATAGAGTCATTCAACAGCGAGGCTAATTGTAGGCCAGCGAAACCTCCGCCAAGGATGATGTTCTTTGCTTTCATAACACCACCTCGGCATCCTCAAGGGTTTTCTCAAAGAGACGTTTAGCATCATCAAAATCTGAGTGTGACCTCATAGCTGAATAATGCGGCATAGTTGTAACATAAGTCACTTTAGACTTTGACCTTGTGAGCTTCACAGTCCTCCAAAGAGGGAGTTCACTTTTTCCTACCATTGTGCAGAATTGTTTCACTGCAATCTTTCCCATGAGAATAACAATTTGTGGGATTGGTAATTGGTAAGTCCACGCTAAACAGTTCTCAATCATCTCATTTGATGGAGGAGCATTATCTTTAGTCCTACACCGAACTGCATTCGTATACATGAACTTACCGTTTGTGAGCCAAGTATCTCCAAAGATTTTAGTCATCTGTTTGTGACCATGAGAGGTGATGAAATCTATATCATAGATAGTCTTGAGTGTTTCACCTGTGGTCTTCTCATCGATAAGCTTTGATAAATCCAAGCGCCAATCCTCTTTTATTTCACCTGGATTTTGGGCCATAACCAAAACAGTTGGAGTACTTGACCCTGCATAAAGGAATGGAGGCAGCTGGTAGGCTGCCCCTTCGCACTGTGTGCAGGCTGAACAACCAAGAAGGTAGGGGGCGAGTCCACTCATTTGACCTCCTTTATTCCAAGTGCTTCTTTGATAATCTTCTCTGTCTCAGCATATCCGAATTGTTCATCCATTGCTGAGACAAGCAGACTGCTTACTCCACCACTATTAGCTGTGGCCTCTAAGTAGCGAAGCAAATTCTTTTTGTACTTCTCAACGTAGAGGTTAGCCAGTTGTTCACCAGTGAGGTTCAGAAGGATGGCTAACTCTAAGACAAAGAATACTACATCTATTAGCTCCTCTTTCACCTCAGCCTCAATACTACCCTCTTTTTCTTTCCATTTTCGTCCAGCCTTCTCCATTGCTTCAAGAATTTCGGCTGACTCACACGTTATGCTGATAGCTGCTCCAAGCTCAGTCATAGAGGGTTTACCCCCTGCCGAGATTGCTCCCGACAGAGGGTCAACTCCCAAAATACGCATAAGACCAGTTTGAAGTTTGAGAAGGTCGTCGAGACTATTCCCAATCATCGCTCTTTTTACTCTTCTTAACCGGCTTTTTAGCTACTGGAGCAGCTTTCTTGACTGGTACTTTCTTAGCTGGAACCTTCTTGACGGACTTTTTGACGGGAGTTTCGTCTTCCTCATCCTCGTCATCATCCTCGTCATCATCCTCGTCATCATCCTCTTCCTCAACCACCTTTGCTTTCTTGCTCTTGACGGGGGTTACTTCCTCGTCATCATCGTCCTCTTCCTCCTCGTCATTATCCTCGTCTTCGTCCTCTTCCTCAGCCAGCTTGCTCTTCTTTTTCTTACCCATAAGGCCAGCTGCGGTGAGCTCGTCAACGATTTTGTCGCGGTCTTTGATTTCGATGTGAGCCTCTACAAACTTGGCTGCATCATCTTCATCAACGTCAATCTTGACCTCTTTGCCGAGGTTGATAACCTGGTACTTGGTTGCCAAACCATTCCCAGTGCGTTTAACACGAAGCTTTGTTCCAACGATTGTCCCAAGTTCATCCTCGAGGGTAACCAACTGACGCTCAACAGAAATTCCAAAAGGGAACACTTTGAGCTCGCCCTCAGCATCGAGGACCGGCAGGAATGCACGATAACCGGCTTTGTCTCCCAGCAGGCAGCCAGGGCAGCCATCGCCCGCATCGTCGCTACCCTTGATGCAAGCGAAGGTCACCGCTGGGTTGATGGCCCAAAAGGCGTGAAGGTCAATCGAATTGATTTCACCTGTGGGCAGAATGGGAACAATCGTTGCGGGCTCATCCTCTTTCACTACGATGAAGTCATTTGACTTTTTGCCAGAGGCTGGACCTTTGCGGATAATTGACTTTGTCTTAGTCTTACTAATTGTTTTAGCCATCTTAATCTTTACTCCTTGGTGTATTTTTATTTTCATTCAATTCAAATTGACAAGCTCGAATGATTTCACAGTGTTTGCCATCCGATATTTATTCTGACACTTGTCATTTCACTCATTTTATATAAGCTTGTAATTGTCGCTTATATAGGATAGAGGTAACCCATTGTCTTACAACGTGCATTCTATAATTATTCTCATTTACTCTATGGAAAAAGTTTAGCATTTATCATAAACATCAACCTCCCACGTCGAGGTCGGACTGATTACCAATCAGTGGCTACTTTCGGGTCAAGCCCGTGCCTATAGTTTATGAAGAGCGGTAGGAACCTCCTTTCTTGCAGAGCCTCCATCTGATTTCATAGAGGTCAACTGCATATATAAGATAAACGTATAGTCCCACAGCGTTGCGTCAGGGTCGTTTGTTGTTAGCAATGCAATTTGTTATGCTTCGAACTACCTCCTATTTGGGCTCAAATGAGTTTCCTCATTCTCAACACCTGCAAATATCGCTAGACTCAGCACACTGCTAAACGTTCAACACATGGACTACTTGTCCCTGTCTACTGAGTTTCTTTCTACAAGTGAAACTCAGATGGTAAATGTCTTGTCCAATCTCACAGCGTCCCATCAGGGTCGGTTCTGGCTACTCCTACTAATTGCATCTTGATTAACTGGGCCTTTCGTACCTCAAGACTCTTAGCGTAGGTTGAACAGCAAGTAGTAGACGCATGGACTGGCTTGTCCCTGTCATCCCCCTCTTTTCAATTACTCTCGAACCACGACTGAAAAGATTACCTAGTTCCTTCTAGTGAGTAAGGCGGAAGGGCATAGACGTATTTTCATCAATGCGATAACCGTCATCAGTGTAAATGACCGTAATTTTGCGTAGGTTCGTTTCCTTTTCTGAAACGTAAACCTCCTGCTCATTTGTTATAACCTTGGTCCCCCAAGCAAGAGCAAAACATTCGGCAATATCGCGTGTTCTCGCATTGAGACTTGACAACTTGACTTTCTTTAGATTAGGTGTATTCATTTTTACTCTCCAGTTACAACAGTGAAAATTGCCTGTATCATATTGACTTGAGCTTGACGAGCTCGTAAACGATTAGAGATAACTCCAGGCTTTAGGTCCCCAATCTGTTTGATTCGTGCGCTGACTGATTTGGTTTTCTTTGCTGAAAACTTTTCATCAGGGTCGATGATGGTCAAAACGGTCTTGACCTGAGCGGGGGTCATCTTTTTGGCAGGCAGTTTTTGAATGCGTAGCTTTGCCTCGCGAAGTTCTTTCTTTTCGAGACGAGCCTGCTTTTTCTGCTCTCGCTCGGCCTTCTTCTCTTCACGTTCAGCAATCTTCAGTTCACGCTCTCGCTGCTTTCGTGCACGAATGTCTTCCTTAGTTTCCTTCTTTATGATTTTCATTATTTTTCTCCTTACATAAAATTATCAGATGGAAGTTCCATCAATGATTGCGGTCCGTGCAGTTCGGTTCGCCCGAAATCTCCCGCAAGTCGCCTTAGCCACATCCACGTTTTGTCGACTAGTACGATGGTAGTAGGGTCGGTCTCTTTATAAGGTATCCTTATTGAACGAATGCACGGGTATGAAACTTACAGTGGCACACAGAAGCTCCCAGAGTAGATTATCATTGATAGGTGATAGGTTACTCAACTATAAATGAGTCGACTCTCTGGATGTACCTGTGTGTCATCGGCACATAATTTTTCAATACTTCTAAAAGGTAGCTATCCTGGCTATGATTTCCATTTCCTGTTGCTTATATTTGCAATACAAATCATAGTCTATCCCACATCCTCTTATTTTGCCCCTAATTTCATCAAGTTGGTCAAAAAGCTCTTTGCTCCTTTCATTTTGGGTTTTTGCTGCTTTGCTATCCTTCAGGACTTGTTTGTAGTTTTTGCGACGCTCCTGCATTATTCCTCCGGTGGATAGTAGTCATGGACCTCAGTGATTTTATCTTTCACCTCATCAACTCCAAAGATATAAAAGCCAACATCACGTTTCGTTGGAGGAGGGATGCAAGGATGAAGGTCAACGTGACGGTGATTTTTGTAATGCTCTACCAATTGTGAACGTGCATCATCACTGCTAGAACAGCCTTTTATGAGGAATTTTGTTTCCTCTCACCATGTGGTGTGCACCTCGACTATGAAGTCCATCCTACCTCCTTTACAAATGGGACCATTGGGATACGTGAGACTGCAAGAATATCGGATGAGTCAGTCAAATCCCCATATTGATTATCATAGACGACTCTTATAATCCCTGATTGGGCAATCATCAATGAGCATCGAGGACAAGGTGAATGAGTTATATAGATAAAGCAGTCGTCACATGAGACACCCACTCTCGCACACTGTAATATAGCATTCAATTCAGCGTGAATAGCTCTCTTGCAGTGACCTAGAGCATCAAGGTCACAACCAACTTCATCACAGTGGGGATGACCTCGGGGTGACCCATTGTACCCACTCGCAATCACTTGGCCAAACTTATTGACGATGACTGCTCCAACCGCTACACGTGCTGAACATGTAGATTGTTTGGCCCACATCTTTGCAATTTCCATATAGGTTTCATATTTAGATGGTCTCATCATTACCCTCGTATCCTGAATAGTCAGTGATTTTCATTTCTATTTGTGAGTGTGACTTGAATGGTCCCTTCTTATCTTCAATGAATTGAACAATAGTTCTTTGAACTACCTTTGACTCCGCACACCATAGGCAGTCATAAGTAAACTGCTCGTGGCCACATTGTGGGGTTATTCTTACTTCTATACTTACCATATGTTCTCCTTTCAAAATGAAAAAGTGGGCTGTGTGAGATTCGAACTCACGTGATGGAATGGTTAGTCCCAAATTATCGTAGGCTTGTCACATTATCCCTGTAGTCCCAAGACTCTCATTAATAATGTTCAACCAGACATCCTACACTCTTCATCCACTTGAGTAACAACCCATGGTCCCCCTCATTTGATAATTACTATCCCCCTTGCGATAAGAGGAGTTTTACTGATATACCCTCTTCTAATGAGTCGATTTACTCCTAAGGTTGCAATACTCGTTGACGTATATGAAGTTCCTTTTACCATTTCCCTCAGTGAAGGGGAATACTTATGGAGCTCTATATACTTTTTGATAAAGTCGTAGAGCTCCATGTCGTTATATTTTGTACCTCTTCTTGACATGCTATCCTTTCTTTTTCTGTTCTTCTAATTCGGCTGCCCATCTTACCCAATCAACTTTGCCATTGCCGCCAGGAATTAGTGGACGACCGCCACTATCACGAACAGGCGGACGATTGTCCCAGTCGGGAGAATACCCTTTTGCGCCTTCGCCAGGAACAAAATTGTCAGAGCGGACAATCCCGTTCACCGTATCCTGCCAATTGCCAGTCAAATTCTTGTAACCACCCCTTTTCTTTGCCATCATTCCTCCTTCGGAACATATGCTCCTATAATCTCAATAATTGTTAGTTTTCCTATTTGGTCCTCTGTTATGTTTTCAACTTTGTCTCCAACAGAGTAGGCAGTTACTGAGTGCGCGACCGTCATGTTGCTCAGACGATAAAGATAAATCTTCTTTCTCATTTCATTTGCAAGTTGCTGAAGATTGGTCATTGTTCTCCTTTATGCTTCACAAACTTCTTTTGTTTGAGCCTCGTATCGTGTCTGAAGATTACCAAACATAAACGAAGCAATGACTTCGCCAAGCTCAGGGAATGCTGTAGCTAACCGTGCGAAGTGACCCATTTGAGCTTCAGCCATTAGCCAAATCAAACTAGCATCCCATACGTCAAGGTCAGGTGCATTCATCTTTTTCATTCCCATCACCTTTAGCACCTGGATTTCCAGTTCGGTAAGTGGTTCATTGATGGGTTTATTCAGATTTCCGAAGTTGCATGGTGATACAGTCATGAGACCTCCTATTCTATATATGAACCTAACTCGATGATGTATTGACCATTGAATTGAGCTTGAACTTCCATGATAGCCTTGCGTACCCCTCCGTGAAGTGACCCTTCATAATTGAAGAGAGTAGTCTTTGCTTCCTTCACGTTCTCAGCAAATACAAGGTATACCCCCATTGCGTAGTCTTTAGTTTCCTGAATAATAAATGCTTTTTTCATTTTGTTCTCCTTTGATAAATTTGTTTACGTCTCGTGCAAAAAAAAGGAAGTCAGTGGTTCATTTCTTTCTTGACCATGGATTGTCCACGCCTGCTCGCCTTCGCTCGTGTGTCCAAGGGAACCGCTTCTGACTTCCTTAGTGAGGATGCTGGGACTCGAACCCAGAACAATCAGCTTAGAAGGCTGGTGCTCTATCCATTGAGCTACATCCCCAGATGTTTATTTCCTCCCTATCATGATGATTATGAATAAACCAAAGAATGCCAGTACTCGTATCCATAGTGGGGTGATAAAGAACTTTGACATAAACGTGTCAATCATAGCAATAACACTCGCAAATCCAACAAGACCACCACATATGCCAAATAGAATACCAACAACCAATAGTGCGATAAAGAATTGCCTCATATGACCTCCTTTAGATAAGGTTTATGGAGCACCATAGTTCCTCCTCTCTGTATAGACACATAATCTATCATACTACAAATTTTCGATTACCAGAGGCGACCGCAGTGTCACCGATTATCATTCAGGAATGACTCGATATCCTTCGTCTTGACCAGGAACTTTCTATCATCAAAGTATTCATGTCTGACGTTGGCCTTCTCTAAAAGAGTATGGAGTATTCTTCCATTCTCTCCATCAGTTACCCCATTATCTGACATAAATTTGATGAATAAATAATCCCCATCAATTCCCATTTGGGCAAAACTCCCTTTAGAGCTATTCATTCCATTGAGGTCAAAAATCTTGTCTGCGATTTCGTCTAACTTATCACTTTCATTTGCGTCCATTTTATTCTCCTTACACTCAGCTGCATTATAGTAGCGAGGCTTATAGTTATATTACTTTCCTGTTTCGAATGAACCTGAGCGACCGTAGCATCAACCATTTCATTGGAACCACCACTGATAAGTACCACCAGATTTTGAATTTCATTATTCCACCTATAGTATTTCAATAAGTGAAACTGCCTTGTTCATTCCGATGGTGTGCCCTTTCACGTTGGTCAACTTTGTACAACCTTCACAACAGTAGTCCATTCTCCCTAACCATATGTTGTTTGTATTCCGAAGATTACATTTGGGGCAAGTCCAATCAAATAATTTACCATGAACGAAAGCATTTACGGCGAACCCTCGACCAGTCTTTCCATCTTTCTTACGAACGCCGTTCATTATTCCTCCTTCTCAAAGAAGACGTCAATCTGTTTGCCAAGTGAAGCGGGAAACTGAACGTTCAGTGTGCCATATTTCTTTAGCTTATAGCTTACCCACGACGTAACAACGAATGAGAATACTTTATCGAATAATTTTTCAAACATTGTACCTCCAAATAAAAGTCTCTCCCCCTGCAGTCATAAACGTCAGACTCAGAGGGAGAGACCTAGCTAAGATGGAACAGCTGAGGAAAGGAAAATAGGGGGTTGTCCCGACCCCCAAAAGGAGACCTCAACTGCTCCACCACATCCGAAGATGCCTACTTATTTTTACCCGCCTAGGATAAGTTTTTGTAGTTGAGACTCCAATTTGTCCTGCGTTGATGCGTCCACGTTGTTCTCTTTCCCGTAGAGGAAGTTGTTAGCCGAGATTACGTCTTCAACAAGGGACATTGCGATGACTTGAATTCCCTGCTTGCGAACCCAAGCAATGGACTCAATTGTGTGTTGATTTCCTTTTGACCCACCGTAGTCATGTCCGGCTGGTGAACCATCAGAGAGGACGAGCAATTTGCGATGGTCACATTTCTTGTTGAACTTACCAGCCATTTTCCGGATTGCATATCCATCATAGTTCTCAACTAAGTGAACTTTACGAGCTAACTCAAATCGATTATCAAAGTCACGGTCAGTTCGATTGTTCGTCTTATAAGAGAAGATGTGATAGAGAACTGGTTGGTCACTTTCTTTATGGCTGCTACCATCAAGATAATATGATGTGTGACCATAAACCGCAAATGTGATATCCGCACTCTTCATTTCCTTCGCAATCTTACGAACTGCGGCTGCTACTCGTCCAATATACTCACTCATTGACCCGGACATATCGAGTAAGAGTACAAATTCGGGGTGTTTCCTCTGCATGGATGAAAAGCTATCTCCATGATTGGTGAAAAGTTTCCCATCAGTGATGATGTGACTAATGCGAGTGTTGAGAAGTTTTGAACCTCTTGTCTTGGGTTCACTTCGGCTGGGGAGGAGCTGACGAGCGACCTTCAACTTCCTGAGGAAGCCAAAGTCGAGATTGATATCCTCGTAGTCCCAAGGATAAATGGTTAAAGCAATGTTTGTGATGTCACGCTCTTCCATTTCTTTATCCTTCAGTGGACCCTTATTCTCATCCTCTTCAACATCAATTTTCTCTGTTGGATTTCCCTTTAGCAAACTTCTCATTATCTTCTCTGCTTTCTTTGCTAAAGCTTTTTCCATATTGAACTCTGACTCGGCTGCTTCACCACCTGTACCAAGTTTGCCATCACCGCTTTCTCTCTTAGTTGACTTTGCTCCATTGAGAAGTTTGAAGAGCTCTTCGGCTACTTCATTGGTTTTGGTTGACTCATCAATGTTGCTCACGATTGTACCAACCTCAGGGAAAACTTCGGCGAACGTACTCAAAATTCTTTTTCTGCGTGATGTGCACTTGTAAGGGGCAAGCAGTGCGAGAGCAACCGATTTGGGGTCATTCTCAGTTTCACTTATAACCTTGTCGAGCTCCTCAACCATATTTTCCTCAGAGAAGAAAATTTCGTTCTTAGCATCGATGTACTCAGCAAATTCGATGTGCCTTGAGCTGCGGAGAATTCCTTCCATTCGAATGTCCTCAACAATGTTGACTAAGAACATAAAAAGTTGGGAGTTTTCGTGAGCGTGAATACGCTCGAAGTACCCCTTTGTCATGATGTCACGACTAAGTGCTACGTGAAGTCCCTCATGAATGGTTGAGCCATTGATAATGGTCAATGAAACTGCTGAGGACTCCTTCTCACTGAGAGGACGACCAACAAACTTTAGTAATGACTCAGTGTAGCAATACCAGGCAGGGATACGAACATTGAGCTTCAAATCAGTGGAGGCCATTTCACCAACTTCGTAGCTGATGGCCAACGATTTTGCCTTTCGTGTCCCAAACTTCCCAGTGGTCATACTGAGCAAATTTTTAGTCCCACGAATGAGACTGAGAAAACGAGGGGAGCGGACTGCCGGTATTCCCAGCAGCCCGTACTCCTTGTCAATCAACTTACGTGCATTTTGAATTGCGTCCATGTTAGGCTCCAATCAAAGCATCGGCGAGCATTTTAGCCTGCTCAACATCCTCTGCATTATTGAAAATAACGAATGTGAGTGCCTCTCGAATGTCCACGATTTCGGTATTGACCATGCGAGCGACCTTGAGTGAGGAACGAATAGAGATATCAACTTCCATTTCGTTGCGGATGACTACATCACGAAGCTTGTCCATGAGAGTAACAATCCGGCTTGCGACTGTCTTTGTTACTCCAACCCTCTCGATGAGGAGTTGAACTTCACGGTCAAAGGAAAGCTTTTCCATCACGATGGTGGCATCCATACGATTTTTGACTGCAGTGTCGAGGAGGAAAGTTCCAACAAAACCAATGCCGAGGTTCATGGTGCAGAAAAAGATGACGTTGTCCCCAACCTCGATATTGTTCCCATGAATTGAGGTTCGACGAGTTTCATCGAGGAGAGGCATCAACGAGTTGTGGAGGTAGGGCTCCAAACGGTTGATTTCGTCGAGGAGGATGACTGCGTTTCCAGCCTTGACTGCTTTGGTGAAATCAGTCTCAACAAAAACGGTTGAGCCATCGATTGCTTCACGATAGCCAAACCACTCTTCGGGGTCACGAACGACGGAGCAGTTTACCTTGACGAACTGGAAACCATTCTCACTGGCAAACTCATGAGCGAGGGAGGTTTTGCCATTCCCAGAAGGACCAACCAAGAGGACGTTAGCAGCCTTGGCCTTCGAAGCGATATCCTTTGCTGCTCGAAGTGCTCGAAGGATAATCTCGGGAATGAAAAGTTCCCCATACTGAGTGAAACCATCGGAGGGCTCTTCTTCGACCTGAGGTTCATCATTGTTTACCTGCTCAGTATCATCTCCAAAACGAGCAATGACTGCCTTGATGAGGTAGGCCTTGTCGTCCGAACCGTCAAATGCGGTTGTTACGGGATACCCCTCAGACGCAGAACGAATACTTGCTTTTCTCATTGAGTCGATACCAACTGAATTGATGAACTGTTGGATGCTCGTGTAGCTCATAGCTTCACAGTGGAGGAGGATACGTTTCCCGGAAGGCATCATCTTGATGGACAATTGGACGATTGAGCCAGTGGGGGCCTTGATGACGGACTTATTATTCAGAATGAGGGACGTCTTCTGAATTGAAGGATGGGCGTAAAATAACTTCGCAACTCCTTCATTTACAACTTTTGCTAAAACTACGTGTATTGTGGCCATTTTGATTTTCCTTTCTTACATTTTGTTTGAACGATGGACTCGATATAAACAATGAAGTAGCCTCTTCATTATTTATAGCGAGTGGCTGAAGTCATAGCCTTAGTTAGGATATCCTAATCAATAAGACTGCCTCAGCCACTCGTTCAAACTAGCTTACCTTGATGGGTTCGTCAATGGTCTCATATTCATTTCCATCTGCATCAACTGCAAGATGAAGCTTTGAGCCCTCTTCGAGGAACCAAAAACCTGCAACTACGTCACCATTGGGGAAGACTAATCCCTTAGGGTCATATTCCCCAAACGTTGGTTGAGGAGGGGTGGGAGGTTCATTATCATGTTGAGTGAAGATGAACTTCTCAACCACTCCCTCTCGAGTGAAGTCAATTTGACCTTCAAACTCCCATGCTGCTTTTCCAGCCAGCGTGGTGCGCTTGACCTCTCCAATACTTTCTCCGAGGTAGTGAACCTCGAAGTAGTTATTGGTAGAGCCTCGAGTAAATGTGATGTGATTGGTCAAAACTCCTGTGTTCATTTTTCTCCTTTACTCGTAGACGATAACTTCGTCATTGATTTTGAGTTGACCACTTTTGACTCCCCAGTACCAATCGTCCGTGATGAATTTTGTTGAGCGATTAGAAATTTTTCCAGTTGTCCAAACCTTCATTGCCCAAGCAATCAGAGGGTGAGTATAAAAACGAATCTTCGTTCCGTTACTCCCTTCCATTATTGCTTGAACGATGTTGGCTCCCTCTGGAGCAGCGGTGAGACTCACGACTTTGAAAACAACTTTATTTGGATGGGACTTTGTGGGTTTCATTTTTTTATTTCTCCTTTGTGAAATAATAATTTCATACCTACCATCAATTATAGAACAGTCGCTCAATGACTGATGGTAAGAATGAAATAAAAGGAGGCCACCTCTATATAGAAGCAGCCTCCTCAATTATTTCGTTTGGCTCCAGTTCTTATAATAAAGAAGTGGAGGGTATGTGTTGCCAAGTTTATGTTGAAGAAGTTATTGAGTTGATACTCGTTTTCTTATGTCAACCACTCTATGCCAAAGTGAAATAAACTCTCCCGAGTTATCTCTCAAATTAGGTAGTAGTGGTCCACTTTCCCCCTGACCGACTCTCTCGTCAATCGCTTCAAACCATTGCTTAGCTTCGCTCCTTGCCAGATGCGTTCACCTTGAGCCCGGGTCCTCGCTTCCTATTTACAAAAATCAAAATAAATCCCCTCCAGTACAGGAAAAATCTGGAGTGCCCCTGAAAAATATGAAATTGTAAAATTATGGGAAACCTAACTTCGGCTCGTGAATTTCTGGAAAGTCTGGAAGTGGTTTGCTGTTCCCCTGAGCTAAAAACCTCGCTGTCAGTTCCCCTGAAGGAAGTTGAGAGCCCCCAGTCTCAACAATTACTCTGTGCTCCTCGATTCCCCCTTCACCATCAACCATATTCATTTTTTAAGGTGCTCAATTTCGAATTACATGATAATTCTACTACAAACTCAGTCTGGTGTACATAGCCGGAAGATACGAGTTTTGTAACATATTATGCATAGCCATGTAATTTATATGATACTGAAGAAAAGGCTCCCAAGGAGTCCTACAGAAGTCCTATAGAGGTCCATGAGAGCCTTCTTCCTAGCTATTCAGCATAGGTATTTTTGAGATGTCCTTTACCTTCAAATACCTAAGCATCTTTGAAAGTTCCTTATCACGCTTATCATTAGCAAGTTTTTGAACCTTGTCCCTCAGGTTATACTTTCGGTTAGTCACTTGCCTATAAGGAACATGATAATCTATCGATAAGCTTTTTAGGGAAACCTTTCCTCCAAATATTTGAGGATCGATTTGGTCCCAAGGGTACTTTCTATTTCTACCTACTTCATTTCTTTTAGCCATTCTTTCTCCTATCTTCTCCTATTTATCTGTAGAACGGGGGCTTACATTGTGCACCGTTCTGAGAGGAATTATATACCGTTCTGGATACGTTCCCGAGAACCCTCGTTAAGTTCTAGAACTATTTTACTCATACATAGAACGTTCTTCATAGTTCTATCAAGTTCTTTATTGTTCTACCAAGTTCATCAACGTTTTATCAAGTTCACCAACGTTCTATTTCAATCAACGGTTCTATGTAAGTCATAATAGAACTATGGTTTTTGTTTATTCTTGAGGTCAATTCCTTTAGAACGCGCCCACTTGATGCGGAGTCCGCTTATGAACCCTTTAGAACGGTCATAATCAAGATTGAACATTTTCGCCAGATCTATAGGAGCGAGAACGGTCCCATGATTATCATAAGCATCATTGAGAGCGGCTAACATTTTGCCCTTGAAATATGAAGCACTTTTGGGCTTACTCTTAGGTTGAGATTGACTACCGGTAGTAGCCCCTGTTTTGATTTCAAGTCTCTTGAGCTTATAGTCTCTATCTTCCCTCCGAAGACTTGCGTCATGCTCTTCATCAGCACGCTCAGCGAGATGGTTAGCAGCCAGAAGTCCTGTTGGGATGGTGATAAAGGAGAGGATGGCAAAAATCATATTGACGACAGTCGGGGTTCCAAAGTACTTGCCTAATTCATAGTTTATCATCCACATAGCTGCGATATAGAATACGTAGGCTAATCCATTGAGGACCACTGGGAGGATACGTTCCTTATTGCGAAGCTTTACATATTGGAACAAGCTCCTAATGAAAGTGATTGCCCCCACATATCCGAGTAGCTCGAGGACAATTCCCGTTACGACAGACATAACTGCTGAGATTTGCTGCGAATATGGGAACGTGAACAATTCATTGAGGAGTTTATAAAGGTGCAAACTCGTCATGAATGCTGGAACAAGAGGGGCTATGATTGGGAGGATGAAGACTGACAGCTTAGCAAACGGAGTTTCAGCTGCTTCGATGACCTCTCTGTTCCAGTCAAAGAACGTTGCTAAAATATTTGAACTCTTATGCTGTGACATTTACTCCTACCTTTCGTTTGGATTTTGTCCTACAAAGTGGCTACCAGGTTTAGGGGCAGTCTGTGATGAAGGCCTATATGAAGTCTGGGCTCTTTCCATTATGGTTCTTTCAAGATTGGCTCTCTCTGATGGGCTAAGCTGGTTTTGAGTTGAAGGACGATTATTATTGGAAGGACGATTATTATTCCTACGGAGCTTATTCACGAATGGCATCCCATTCCCAAAGACTTCCCGCCATGAGAGGACCCACATCCGCTCGGGCATAAACTCAATCATAGCACCCAGCGCAATACAGATTGGCCATTCAATCCAAGCATAGGGTATTCTCATGATGAGTGAAAGTGCATAAACGTTTGATGATACTCCTAGGACATAACTTGCAATCCATCCAATGAAAAGCACCAAGCCTAACTCATCAAGAGCTTCACCTATTGAATCTGAGCTGTTACCCAAAATCTGGATGATTGTGTTAGAAATTGCTAATCCAATGGCAACATAGAACATTATCGGGTCATAGGTGCTCGTAAAGAAGCTTGTGAAGTTGCTTGTATCTCCAATGGACATCCCTATGATAAAGAAGACCATTGAAGCAGCCCAGAAAACCGTTGCTGGGATAAACATGATAGTATATCTAAATCTCATTTTGACTTCCTTTCATATGTTTCTAAATATGATACTGCATTTCGCAGTTTGAATAAGGTAACCCCTGACCTCAAGATACGGAAATTGCACCAACTACAAAGAATTCCTCTTACATACTTTTTCCTTTCTGATGGAGCCATGTTCTTCCATCCTCTAACATGCTCATGGTCTGTTACCCATTTTTTATTTGGTTGTTTGCAAATGGCACAAACACATCCTTGGTCAAAGAAGATTTGCAGCCATTCCTGCTTTGAGAGCCCGTACCACTCTGCATTTCCAGCTGGTTTGATTTCTCCTTTGGCATACTCGTGCTTTGGGAGTTTTGTATAAACGTCTGATTTCATTTCACTCCAAATGGGTCTATCAGAATATCGTAGGTCTCCCATTTTCTATAGCAGTTCATTGAGTTGCGCTCATGGGAAATAATGAAGGTTTGTATTCCATATTTCCCGTAATGAGTAGGGGTAGCCTCGGCCGCCTCAATGAACTTCAACAATGGTGCCTGCAGTAGGACTGAGCCACAGTGAGGACAACATGGAAGTGAATGACCACCTGGGTCCTTTATCATTCGTCCTGGCTTTCCATCTTTGCCAGGGCTATACCTCATAGGAGGAAGACTTCCCAAATCATCAGGAAAACTTGTCCACCAACAGCAGTTCGCAGAGTAGAAGGCCATCTGAATTGGTTCATCATCATAACCTTCAAGGAACGGTGATTGACTTTTTATCTCTTCAAGTTTCATAATTCTCCTCTCTTTATATTTTCAATTCTCTCAGAATATTCAGTGTGAAGTTCACTAACTCGTCTGAGATAATCTCCATGAAGTACGGCGAGTCTAAGCTCAAAATCTTGTCTCGTCTTGATAATGGTCTCATTAGTTGAACTCCATAGAGGAATAGCTTCTACAAAATTTCTTCTCTCATAAATTTGGATTAGTAGCATCCCATGACTAAGAGTATGAACTATATAGGTGTCCATCTTATTATCTCATCCTATCCAAATCTTCTCTGTCAGCATTATCTCTTCTAACACTACCATAACATCCAAGAGGGACTTCCCAATGAACGTACCTACATGATTTGCAATGATGAGTAGGAACAGACTTTGTCATTTCCTTCCATGCCTCTATTGTTTGAGGAGCATTACATTCGGGACAAACTCTTCCTTCGGCTATGGCTTTGATCTTCCAATCTTTGGCTCTCATGAGAACTCCTTGTGTGCTTTCTTACTCATTCTGAGCAGGTCTTTCTTTGCTTCCTCAATTTGTACCTCAATCTTCCTACTCAACTTAGGGAACTTTTTGGCTGTTGGTCCCCAACATGTGGAAGTGAAGGGGCAAAAGCCACAGTCTCCTTGACCTGCTATATGGAGAGGAATTGGAGGAATTACTCCGTTGACAGTACAGACAAAAGAAGTTGCTATGATATCGGCTACCATATCCAACTGGATTGGAGTCGCTTCAACCTCGAACTCTACGCACTCAAGTTTGCCATCCCATCCAGCTACCTTTCGGCTCTGGTAGAAAATGATTACCTTATAAATCCCAGTGATGAGTGCGTAGGTGAGTGCTTGGTGAAGATGCTCCTTCTTCGGCTTACTAGGCAGTCCACCACAGGTTTTCATTTCAAGGATTTTATATTCGTCATCAATCTTGAGGACTCCATCAATCATACCTGATAACTCTATCTCCTTATATTTGAGACTCACCCTACGTTCTGCTTCCACTAGGACTCCAGCTCGTTGAAGTCCTTTTTGGAATACTCGGTGAATGGCTGTTCCCATATCCATGTAGAGAAGTGAAGCTGCAGTCAACTCATTTGTCCCCTCAGTCGTAGCAAACAAAGTTGATTTCCTTGAACAGTAGGAAGCGTCTCCACAGTATAGTTTGTTGCGTTTACCTCTACGCTCACTGGTCTTCAATCCTTCAGTTATGAACCTGACTAGACCACTACCAGCTATACGACTACCTTTTCTAATAATTTTACTTTTATCAATGCTCATACTAATCTCCTTTTATGTCCATTTTACAGATACCATATCTTTTGCTATATAGAGTAATAGTGCTACCATAACCAAATTTCATCATATATGGTTTATCATCAATTTCAAATATAAATCTAATAAGATAGATTTGACCACTAGTAGTTGTAATTTTATTTACATCAAATTTAAGATGTATCCCTATAGGGAACAGAAGCTTATATATTTTTCTAATCATTATTATCCTATATCTATCTACCGAACATTTGTTCTATATATTATACTATTGAACCTATACATGGTACATAACCAATATAATGAATATTATGTAGATATAAGCGACAGTTCAAGATATTTATTAGATTTATGTATATATAGAAGAGTACATATGACTTATATAGGATTACTATATGAATATTATATGAGTAGAATACTAATAATGGCTATGAACATAGTAGATATCCGTATAGATTTCTATATCTATATATATATATAGAATACTAACGGTCTATATCTATATATATATTATATAGTAGCGTGACTCATAAACAGTGTAGTATTATGTGTCTGCCCATGGTTTCTTACAGATCTGTACGGATCTTCTTGGTAGACTTCTTGGCCTGATTCAATGAATCACTGTAGAGTATAGAATATTGGCTATGTACAAATACATAATGGTAGGGTAAAATTAGGTATAAAACGAATTTTTGAAAGGAGAAAAATAAGTGAGTTTGGAACGGATGAATGACTGACTTCTTGGCCAGCTAGCAATAATAAAAAGGAGAACATAATGTCAAAAATAATTCATGTTGAGGGGAATGTCCAGCCCACATGGGAACTAACCCAAGAGGCTGCACAAAAAGCAATCTCTGATGTACTCGGGTTCAAGGTGGAAGTCGGTGACGATGCATATGTCTGGCTAGAGGATAATCCCGATGTTGTTCTAGGAACTCTGGGATGGACCGAGCAAGCCGTTGGAGAACTTGGCCACGATGGTTTATCAAAGTGGCACTTCGAATATGAGTGGGAACCCTCATAACTTAGTAGAGGACAGGGGGACCTCTTTTTCATTAGGAGAAAATCATGAAACAAAAATACCCAAATGGAACAATATTGAAACCAACAGCCAAAGCGCTCAGGCTTCACCCAAATCATTTTAGTCCTGAGGACCGCTTCAGGGTGACTGGGCCAGCATCAGCCCTTTGGTTCAAAACAACCGAGTGGACTGACCCTTTTTCAAAACGTAGGTATAAAGCTGGTGAAACCATCATGGCTGGAGATGATGATACCGGAGAAATTCGTCGCACTCAGGACAGCTTCGTTGAAGAGGCAAAATGAAAACAAAAATCACTGAGGAAAACATAAACAAAATCGCTGAGGAAATTGTAAAAGTTGTCAATGATAAATTCCCTGGTATCCCTCAAGAAGATGAAACCTGGGACAATTCTATAAACCCATTCATTGACACTCTCATCAGCGAGAAATATGATGTTGGAGAATTCGCCACAGAGCTTGATGAACTCATAGGGATTGAAATCGATAACCTAGAGTATGGGACTCACTACTAACAAATAAACATTTTCATTTCCATCACAAATAAAACTTGGCCCCTCATGTAGGGGCTTTGTTCGTTCTATCTATATATATATAGATACTGTATATACTATATAGCTATACTATAGTTTATCAATAACCGCTACCTATACAGATAACGCTAAATGGCCCCGTATGTTATATAGAGCAATGTGATATAGCTATTATCCATTTATCACTGATGATATCCTATTATTGTGATTATTCATTAGCTGTAGACATAAACCATCCAATCAACATATTCATACTAATACAGTGCAACTTAGCAACGGTAACATAAACCACATAGTTCCATTAGCCACTTGGTATCCATAACCATAAAAGATAGGGGTGCCAGGACAACTTGTCCCCCCTATGGGGAGGGGGTTCGCGTGGCCCGTGGTCCCCCCAAGGAGTCGCGAGCGCGGGCCCAGAGCGTTGCGTCCCCCAATCCGTGCGTCGCGCCATCCCTCTCGTTGCGCGAGCCTCGGACCCCATGCGTGCGTCGCAAAATCCGTGCGTCGAGTTTCTCATTCCACCCGAACATTTGTTCTAAGTTTGGCCATGGGCCCCGAACATTTGTTCTAGTTTGCCCCTTTGTGCAATGGGCCCCCTAGAGGACTCCTTGATTTATCAAAGTCCACCGTTGGTGCAATGTAGCAGGGTATAGTCCCATATTGTTCCATATAGCAGGATATAGTGTGAATTAGTATCTGTTAGCAGGTTGTAGTGCACAATAGCCGTACGGTAGTGTCTTATAGCAGCCGGTAGTATGCATAGTGCACAATAGATACTACCTATACTACCACCTCTACCGTGCACTCAGACACCTCTACCGGTAGGAGATGTAGTACCATATGACTACCTAATCTGAGCCTATTCTGTATAGACGTACCACCTGCTGTACGTAGCACTGCCGATGGTATACCTACCTGTAGTGCACAGATGCACTCAGTTGCACACGGTACACCACCATGATAGGTTATATACCTCCCTGCGCTGAGTGCACCAGTGTGTCATCTGCCTATAAACAGTGTTATAATGCGGTGAAGGATAACCGGTATATGACCTCATTCTATATCTTCAAGCACCAGGATAAGGGCGAACCCTTTATGTGGGCCCTCACTCAACACGGGTTCACAAGGACCACCAACCCTGCACGCGCGGGCCTCCTCCTCGCGGACCTCGAGCGGTTCGGACGCGAGAAATTCCTGAGCTTGCCGCACGAGAGAGAGGGGACCCCCACGGTTTTATACCCCCACGGGGCGGTCGCTTCGTGCTCCTGGAACTTTCCCGGTGTAAAACATTTCCCCTTTGTCAAAGCAGTCGTTGTTCCTGCAGTCGGGTGGACCTCAATCATGCACTCCTATGGGTGCACCTACAAGACGATCGAATGCGGGTGGCCCTTCTCTCATGTTCGTCCGTTCACCAGATCATCTGGGAAGAATATACTGTTTGCCCCCATCCACCCCAACTCAAATGGGTTTTTATCCTTGACCGATAAATCCCTGAACCAACACACATTCAAAAAGTTGCTCCAACTCAAGGCGCACACCCTGACGGTTCGCTACCTTGGGGACCTTTCCCATAACGGATTATCTGAGGTTGACGGGGTTCATTTCATCAAGGGGACCCCTCGCGTGAATGACTCAAAAACATTCATGAGGGATTTTGACCTTGTTGTGGGGCATCACATGTTTGGGTACTTATCAGTGGCTCAAGGCATTCCAACCCTGATGTTCGGGGAGTTTGTTGCTCCCCATTATGGGGGCTCGGAGGGCGAAATCATCCATGTGGAGAGTTGGCCAATCTATAAGGCTGAAATGATGTTCCCCCTTGATGTTCTCGCTGAGGAGGACATCCACTTCCTTGTGGAGCGTGCCACTTATTCTGATTACGAGATAGCTGACTGGAAAGCTCGTATGATTGGGGGTCCATTCAATGCCGAATTATACGTAAGTGAAATGGAGAAAATTGCTCATGAGCGAACCTCAAATAGAGAACAAGTTGACAGTATCACCCAAGCAGTCCAACACGCAAAAGAAAAAGGGACCTGGAAAGGGGAATCATTCACCGAACATGTCGGGGCTGGTCCACTTCAAGAAGGGCTACGACCCGAGACGCAACAATAAGGGGGCCCCTAAGACTGCAATCAAGGTTCGCAATATGATTAGGGAGTTAGCCTCTGAGGTTATCGTGGCTGGAAAAGGGAAGGATAAGCGAGAGGTAACCCGCCTACAGAAGTTAGTTCTTGGAATGCTTGCATCCGATTCACCAGTAGATAGAGTAAACATTTTGAAAGCTTTGTATCCCGAATTGTTTGAGAGCGAGATAACCGCAAAAGGTAGTCATGGTCCAATTAGGGTCAATGTTGTATATGTTGACAATCGTGGGAAGGGTGATCAAACAACTGATGATGTAGTTGATGGTCTAGAGGTTAAGGAAGAATAATGGGCAATACCTGGGAAGTTTACGTTTTGGAAAAGATGGACGAAAATCATCCAGTGGCATATGTTTATGTTAGGATCTACCAGGGAGAGTCATGGCTCTCTGCAATAAAGTCTGCAATTATGGCAAAGCGAACTTATAGTTGCATCAAAATTGAGTGGCGATAATGGACGTAACGATCAGTTTACCAAAACCTCACATGCATCAGGATAGATTTATCAATGATAGCGTAAAGCGCAAGGTTATAAAAGCCGGTCGTCGTGGTGGTAAGACAGTGGGGATGTCCATTTTAGGGGTCAAAGAATTTCTAGCGGGGAAACGTGTCTTATATGCGGCCCCCACCGCAGAGCAATTGGATAGGTTTTGGAAACAGTGTGTAAGAGCACTTCAGCCTACTATCGATGTAGGGGTATTTTACAAAAACGAGACTGAGCACATCATCGAGTTGGCCGGTACAGAGCAACGTATCAAGGCCAAAACGGCATGGAACGCAGATACACTCAGAGGCGATTACGCAGATGTTCTTATCTTGGATGAATTTCAGTTGATGAACGAAGATGTTTGGTCAATCGTTGGTGCTCCTATGATGTTTGACAATAATGGGGATGCAGTCTTCTGTTTCACTGTTCCTTCTGTCAGATCGAAAACAATGTCGAAGGCCACCGACAAGAAGCACGCAAACAAGATGTGGAAGAAGGCTTATGATGACACTACAGGAAGGTGGCGAGCTTACCATTTTACTTCTCTCGATAATCCTTATATTTCTCAGGAGGCCGTACAGGAGATTATCAATTCAACTGATATGACGCGCCTTGCTGTACGACAGGAAATATTTGCAGAGGATGTTGATGATGTAGCTGGGGCCCTGTGGAAGCAAGAGAACATTGATGCTGGTAGAATGAATATGCATCCTGAGCTTTTTAGAATTGGAATAGGAATTGACCCACACGCATCCACTGGACAGACTGGGCTCATAGCAGCGGGACTCGGCTACATTTCGGGGGAGATACATGGGTTCGTCCTTGAGGACGCAACACGAGGAGGTCTCCCTAATCAATGGGCTGGGGCATCTGTAAATCTCTATGATAAGTGGGTAGCCGATATTGCTGTAGGGGAGGTGAACCATGGTGGTGACATGATTTGGAATACCATCTCAGGGGTAGAAGGAGGCAAGCTTCTTAACTTCAAGGCTGTTCGTGCTAGTAGGGGAAAGTACGTTCGTGCTGAACCAATCTCAGCCCTTTATGGTGATGTTCAATCCGCTATAATGACCAAAGTTCATCATGTGGGAACATTTCCTGAGTTAGAGGAGCAGATGTGTAGTTATGTTCCTGGTGACGATTCACCTAACAACCTAGATGCTCTTGTTTGGATTTTGACTGAGCTCATGTTGGGAGAGTCTGAGACTGGACAATTTGGAATGGGAAGAGTTGAAGATTATGAAAACAAATGGGCATGACTTTGTAGACTTCAAGTTCGAATTCAACGGCATCCTCATCGTCGTGTACTTTGGTAATCCAATTGCAATGATTGATGAAGATGGCCAAATCTTGATGAGAGACCAAAGCTATCCACTTTACCTTGTTGAATACCTTGTAGAGAATATGCCAATGCACTACTATATGGAGAATTAGGAGAACACTATGGGCAAGTCACGTACGAAACGAAGGGTTGATTTAGCGGCAAATTCAACTGTTGATGAGAGACAAACTCAAACTGGTGAAAAGTCCCAGACAGATGTCCGCATTGTTTTCAATGAGGCTCAAGAAATTGGGTCAACTGGACTAAAGGCGGCCAGTGGATTTATACAAGAGGCTTACAACGCCCAGTTGTATTGGCCAAGCGTATCAAAATTATTTTCGAGGATTAGAACATCAACCCCTGAGATGGTAATGGTCGTTCGAGCATTTACAACGTGGTCTCGAAACATTTCACCTAATGTTGAACTACCAACTAATCCAACAGATGATGATAAGCGCTATCAGGAGTTCATCTACTCTGACTTTGAAAATATGGAAGGAGGCTTCGGTGATTTCATCGAAACAGCCGTTAGTAGAGTTCCATTCGATGGGTGGTTTTGGTGGGATGTAGTTCCATCAATCAGGGCGGTTGACTGGACTCCTCCTAACTTTCCTGATGGTTTTTCAGATGATTGGCGCTCTGAGATAGATGATGGCCTTGTAGGGATAAGAAGATTGGCCCCAAGAGATACTTCTTCATTTGAGAGGTGGGAACTTACTCCAGGGAAACGTCTCATGGGCATGTGGCAGTTAGATGTTCCTAATCCACACGTTTTCCTTCCTCTCAATCACGGGCTTCATATGACGTTTGGCGATGCTAACAATCCAGAGGGAAGTTCACCACTTCAGGCTGTCTGGCGGTTGGAGCGTATCAAATACGGATTAGAAGTTATCCAAGGAATTGGATACGAACACGCAGCTGGCCATCTTAACGTTCAACGAATAAATCAGGGAACAATCTCAGACTCTGATAGGGATAACATTCGACAAGCGGCTCGTGCAATTCTTACAGCTCAAGAGGGGAACTACGCAATTTGGCCCTTCAATTATCAAGGCGAAGTAAAAGATATTCCATTTCAAGCTGGTGGAAATCTTCTCGAGGCCATCAAGCATTATAGCATTCTCATGCTGAGTGTGTATATGATGCAAACTATTGCACTCAACACTCTTACAAATACTGGAGCTCTTGCATCTCAAACAGACTCAACTCAATTGGCGGTCTTCACGTTCAATAACATGATTGATGGTCTAGCCCAACAGTATGACACACAAGTGGGTAAGCGCTTATTCAAGTGGAACAGCTCTCAGTTCCCTAACATAACAAAACGTCCCAAAATAAAGTTTAGTCATGTTGAAAATAACATCGCACTAGGAACACTTGGACAATTCATTGGAGCTCTCAACGGGATTGTTCCACTCGGACAAGAGGATATGATTGCCATTCGTAAGAGGAGTGGATTTCTTCCTGAGACAGAGCCTGATCCTAACGATAAGATACTTCAGGATCAGCAGTCTCAACAACTCGATCAGGGGCTCACTGACCAGATGAACCAGAGCTCCCAGGAGGATGTACTAAATGGGTAATAAGCACTATAACAAAAATTATAAAAAGGCCGTGATTCAACTTGGGCAAGGATCTGAGGATCGTCAGGGGAAATCGAAAGGCAGGCCTACTTTTCTCGGTGTAATTTCATCAAGAGCGGCTGGAAGAAACTTTGTACCTGAGTCTCAAAACTCAACATATCATCTGAACTTCGACGGGGTAAACGATGAAATTGTAATTTCCCACGCGGCAAGTATTGATAATTTACCTTTGGGAGATTTCACTATAGAGTTTGTGGCCGGAAACTTTCCTCAAGCCTATAAATGCGTAATGACGAAGACAAACTCTTCTTTTGAGGGATGGGAGATTTATTGTGATTATTTCGAAGATATTCATTATTTGACGGTATACATCTCATATGATGACTATGCCGCCTATCTCTTCCCTTCTTTCACCTTGCCAGACAATCAAGTAAATCATATAGAAATCGACTTCAAAGTCTCCACTAAGTCTCTGAAGACTTTTGTCAATGGGACAGAGGTAGCAACAGACGGTTCAATTTCAGGTGTTCCGAATGTTTACGATAATGACAGTCTGAATAATTTGATAATTGGAAATGAAGTTGACTCTTCGGCCCCCTGTGCGTTTCAGTTGAGATGGCTCCGTGTTTCAAACATTGCTCGGCATACTTCTAACTTTACGCCTCCATCTTTGACCGTCTGCCCCGCTGCCGATGCAAACACCGTCCTACACCTGATACTGGATGAAGGGACGGGAACCACTGCGAACGATACCAGTGGCAACAGCAACAACGGGACCATCTCAGGTGCGACCTGGGAGTTAGATTGAAATATAAAATATTTTGGAAGACTACAATAGTTGTAGGAAAGGATGATGTACCAAAATGGGTAATATAAACTACAATAAAATCTACAGAGAGGCTCTCAGAAAGGCTGCAATTGAGCTTGAGTATAAGTCTGTTGAGCTTCAGCAAAGGTTAGAAGACCAGGTGGTCAATCTTGGTGTAATTTCATCAAGTAGAGCTGGTCGAAATTTTGTGCCCGAAGCTCAAAGTGAGCTAGATGCGTTTGAGTCAACAGCCTTTGATAACGAATCTTTTGAGTGAGGAAAAATGATTACACATACAAAAGTTAGTGGAAAATCTGATGGAGCTGATAATACTAAAATTCAGCCGAGTGATTGGAATGCGGAGCATACCATCACTGATGACTACGCTTTGCTGCGCGTAGCGACCAAAACCTTGACGAATGACGAGGTAATCAGTTTACCAACTACATCAGTTGAAATACTTGCCGCACCGGGAGCAAACAAAATCATTATTCCCATCATGACTGTGCTGCATGTCAATTGGGTAGCCGACTATGGCGGCATAGATGCCGGTGCTATAATCTGCATTAGGTTAGCAAACGTGGATGTTATGCAATTGACGGAAACCATTACATCCTCAGTCTCTTCTTTGTTGACTGGAGGCGGTCCAGATGGGGTTAGCGCAATGCTTGGGACGCTCTACAAAGTTGCATCCAGCACGGTTTACGGTATCAGCGGCATGTATGACTCTGATGTAGCAAACAAGGCGCTGAATATAGTTATCTCAGGAAATGCCCTGGACCTGACAGGCGGCGATGCCGGTAACACACTCAAGGTAATTGTCTACTACATGGTTATGGATGTATGACTAAAGTGAAACGTAAACGCTTTTGGAAGGTTACTCTTGTTACAACCACAACAGTTGTAGGATTAGCCGGACAAGTGGGGAGGCCTACTCTTACGACAACCTATAATGTGATCGCCCCTAGTCGTGAAAAGGCCGAGAAATTAGTTGACGAAAATGTACCTCTTGAAAATGTAACGGTAGAGAGTTGTACGGCAGCTCGTTCAAGCCTAAAGGACTTCAAGGGTTTAGTGGATTATATTGAGCCAGGATATGAGTGATATTGACAGAAGTGAAGCTCAGAAATATATTTTGTTGACCTCTTCCTCAGCATACTTCAACGAGAAGGCGAACACCTTGTGGGACGAAAATTCAGGTCTTCCTGGACTTCTAGCCGCTACTACTGGTGCAAACTCCAAGTATAGGTATTCACCAGGTAGCGACTCATATTATGTTACAAGTACAGGTCGAAAGGTAAGTGATGCTCAGATAAGAGCAGCTGTTGATAAGGTGGCCACCAAGGTGAAGCGAGATATGCGTGAGGCGACTCAGCAACTTATCTCAGGGGTCATTCTTGCTGCCGCTTGGTACTTACAGATGCAAACACTCATGTCGGTTCTCTACAAGACTATGTGGACACTTGCTATAGGTGGTTTCCTTTTTGATGACCAAACTGCTCGCAACATTTTCTACTACTTTGTTTATAGGCAGTTCAAGTGGTTGGATAATTACTATGATCAAGTGAATAACAGGAGTCAGCCTCTCAATGGGACAGCAATGAATAGGTCAGGACTCTATGGCGAATATGCAAATAGTCTTTATCAAAACGCTGTTCTCGATAAGAAGATAAAAGCAAAGAAGATGACAGAAGGAAAAAGAATTCTTGGCAAAAATGAGAACCATTGTTACAACTCACAGTATAGATTAGGATGCATTGACTTAGCTCAGAAAGGATGGCTGCCAATTGAAAGAATAACCCCAATTGGTGAAGCAACATGTTATTCAAATTGCCATTGCTATATAATTTACAGATGAGGAGATTTTATGGCTACCAATAGTACTCCTAGTGATTTATCAGCTCATGTAGTTCAGTTAGGTCGTGTAATAGATAGACTTGCTCCAGGGACATATGAGATTACCATTGTCAAACAGGAATTTCGCCAACAGGATTGGTCATTTGAAATTGTTCGACAGGAAAAGATTTCAAGTGGTGACCTAACAGCAAGGAGCTTAGATGACTTATAGAGGAAGGTGTCCTGTTTGTTCTGCTCAGCTAATAGTTGAGGAGTCATACGTAGTCTGTGAAAGAAATGACTACAAAGTAAGTATTATAAAGTTTGAAGTTTTGTGGGGAGAGTTTGAAAAGGCACAATTATCACTGACAGAAAAGCTTCTCAGTGATTTGCAGTCATACAATTTACTCGATGTACAGAAGCAGGAAGAAAGTCCTTAGAATCATGTTATAATACCGCCCAACAAATTGAATATTTCCCGCGTCTCGCGCAAGCTGGCTCGGACCTTATGGTTCGGGCCTTTCTTTTGGAGAAATCCTGACTAAACATGGACGTAGACCTCTTAACCTTCATTGACAAAAAGTTAGACCAGATCCTAAAGGACTTTGGTGGTCCAGGGTCTGGCTATTCACGCGAGGAAGGACATAAGGGTAGGCCCGGTTTAGTAGGAGGAAGTTCAAAAAATGAAAATTATTCTGTGGGCAAGTCCTTAGCTGTATACCATGGAACAAGTATAGAGTCTGCTAAGAAAATTAAGAATGAAGGTCTAAAAACGAGAAAAGCGTCAATTGGAAAAAGACCACCTTCTGTTTATTTTATGAATGATTTCCAATCGACTAGAGATTATGTTCAGGAAAGCTATTTAGAAGAAGGTGAAGGATATGCAATTATAGAATTTGAAATTCCTCCTGGAGCACAAGTTATTGAGGACGAGGAGGAAGGAGATAGCTATCGTATTGAAACTGATGTTCCTGCAAATTTTATACGTTCAATTACTTATTATGACTCTAATGATAAGCGTATAAACTTAGAAGAAAAATCTAATCGTATAGGATATTGTGCAATTGTTTTTCCGTTAGAAAGTGATAAGGAACTTGGAGGCCCTGGTTCTGGGTTCAAGGGCCATAGGGGAAGACCGGGCTTAGTAGGTGGCAGCTCTGGTGTAGGAACTGCTGCATATAACTATGCTTACGCTAGTGCTTATATTGATCAGAATAAAAGGCTAAGAGAACAAAGTACAAAATCAAACTCATTTACCAGAGAGTTAGACAAACAAATTAGAGACAATGCACGTATCCCAGATAAAACAATTTATAGAGGAACATCTATACACTCTGTTGGCGGAATAAATGCAAAAGTTGGTGATACGTTTATAGATGAAGGATATGGTTCATTTACTGAAAATAAAAAGATTGCAAATAATTGGAGTACTGTAACACTCGTAATAGAAAAAGAAAATGCTGTAAAGATGCTAAGGATAAGTGATGTTGCTAGAGCTCCTGCAGGTTATGGTGGCGAAGCTGAATGGTTGATGCCTAGGGGCACAACTTATAAGATTATTGATATTGAGCCTGCCAGAGTTGGTTATTCTCAAACTTATTTTATTGAAGTGGTATCATCTCGTGAGAAAAATTTATCTAGTGAATTGACTATTGAAAATGACAATATAGATATGGACTCTTTATTGAATTTTGTCTTTTTAGTTCATAGAGAGATGATTGAGAATCCGGATATAACTGAGGAAGAAGCAGAAGAAAATGTATTAGAAAAACTTTCTTATGATAATCCTTCAGAATTAGGAGGTCCAGGTTCAGGATACTCTAAGGAAGAAGGGCATAAAGGCCGTCCTGGTCAAGTAGGAGGTTCTCAACCTAGCGGAACAAGTGCAGTAACAAAAGGTCTTCCTGCTAATCGCTATGCTGAGTATGCTTCGATGTTCAACGAAATGAGTGAGACAGGAACAGCGAAGTCTAAGGAAAACAAAAAGTGGATTAGAAATCACCAGGATGATTACAACAATGATAGACAATTCAAGGCTGTGGCCGATTACGCGACTCTTTACTCTCAGGGCTCCTACGATGAAATGAAGGCAATAGCATACTACAAAATGACTGGTGAATGGCCAAAAGGAGTCCACAATTGGGAAGACAGCGTTGTTCCTGATTGGGTAGATAAGGATCTTGGATATGTGTCAAATCCAATGGGCACTTACAAAAATTTCTTTGATGGTCAAAACGTTGAAGGAGACCTCGGAATTTCTACAGGTGATGCATCCATGGTTGTAGAGAAAACAATTGCGAATGCCCCTGAACTTGGATATCCAGTTTATAGAGGAGTAACCGGTTATACTAATCGTATTTCTACTTTGAAGCCTGGAATTGACCCTAATGACATCAATATTTGGGACAAATACGATTATCATTACGAAAAATGGCCACCTATCCCTCAGGTCGGTGAAACAATGGACTTTGTAGGGGCAACCTCATTCAGTGCTGATGGTGATTTAGCACGAGCATTTAGCGAAGGTTCTGCTCCTGGCCAGCATGGTAAACTTGGCTCTGGTGCATGGGCTACATTTGTTTACGAAGTAGAAGGAGCGAAAGGAATTGAAATTTCAGCACTTAGCCCTTGGCATCAATCAGAGGTTCTTACTTCTGGTAGATATGAAGTAACAAGTGTTGATATTGACCCAAGTGGTTCATGGATTAGTTCATCACGTAGAGGTCATTCTTCTAGAGGAGTGCCTCACTATCATGTGAAGCTAAAACAAGTTGGTTCATGGAATATCGACTAATGAAAATGATTAGCCCAAAAGACCGAGAAAATGAATTGACGTTTGAAGGATTTTTACCATTTCCTTTAGATGAAAACTTGTCTGAGTTTGGTGGTGAAGGTTCAGGGAACTTCGATCATGAAGGAAGACCAGGACAGGTAGGAGGCTCAGCAAAGAGTGGCTCAAGAACTGCTGCTGATATAACACCAGAGGAAAGACAAGAAGCTGAAGATTGGCTAAATAAAAAGAAAAAGCCTAAAAAACAGAAAGAGCCAAACTTCAGTGATGAAGAGAAGCAGCATTTGCTTGACATGACTAAAAGGCTTTTCCCTGATGCAGAACTCCATGTCATAGATGACGAATTTGGCTACGCTATTGAAGTTGTTCAAAATGAGGATGATGACCTTCATTTGATGATTATAGGAAATCAAAAGCAAGGTGCAAAGTTTACGGTTGGAGGGCAAACGTTCTATGCTGGTGGTGAATACTTTGCAGACAAAAGAGAAATTCAAATATACGATATTGGCCACATTGATGAATACGATACAGAGGCTATGCTTGCTCATGAACTTGAGCATGATAGATGGGCAGTGTTCAAAATAAAGGCTAGTGAAGAGCGAAAGTTGATAGAGATAGAGCATAGAAAGTCGAGTAAGAAAGGTAAACATATTCTCAATAAAAATGGTGATATCATTATCCCTGAATATGAAAAAAAGTATCCTAATTATCATACTCTTCAAGATAGCATTTTTAGTAGAAATTCAGAAGGTTTCGCTAACTTAGACGGAGTAAGTGAATATTCAAAATCATACTGGAATAAGGCGAATGACGGTACTGGTTCTATTATGGAATTCGAATCTGCGGTCAATGAGACACTAGCCGAAATAAACAGAATAAATCATGGTGGTAGTGTTAGAAGTGGTGATATGTATTGGAAAAGTATCCATCCTGTTTGGAAAAGTTTTTATGAGACGGTGAACAATGCTTCCAAATAAAACATTCCCACGTGTAATTTATATTGGACCCGATTGGACCATTGTTGATGACCCTGAAGATGCAGTCATGGTGAAAGTTGTTTCAGCAAATGGTGATGTAAAATTTGGGATCCCTGTTCATAAGGATGCAGAACTTGGAGGACCTGGTTCAGGATTTACTAGAGAAGAAGGTCATCACGGAAGACCAGGTAAGGTTGGTGGAAGCCAATCAGATAATGACTCTTCTTATGAAATCGAAAATAAGCCAAAATTTTATTCTGATTTATGGTTTGATACCAGAGCAAGGATGACCTCTGATGAAAAGGAAGCAGTCAAAAATTATACTGATGGTTATTACGTATTGATAAACAATATTTCTAGAGGAAAATCAATAGGGAGCGAATTTACTCAGGAAAATATAGAGTTAGCAATGACGTATAGAGATTCATTAGATAGTTTTGTTGAAAATGTAGAAGCTCCAAGAAATATGATAGTCTATAGAGGAGTTGGTCTAAAGAATGAATTGGCTATAAAAAAGTTGACAACAGTTGGAGAAACTTTTTCTGATCCAGGTTTTCTATCAACTTCACTATCTAGATCAGTTGGAGAAAATTTTATGGATTCTTGGTCTACTGGAGGAACAGATTTTCTTCTAAAGATAAACGTTGATAAAGGACAGAAAGTGGCCTCTATAGTAGGTATTGCTGTATCAGAGATGGAGATGATTTTTCCTAGGAACACAAAGTTTAAGGTTACATCTACAAGTTTGCAACCTCAAACTGTTTGGATGCCGGAACATTGGTTTGTGGAGCTAGAAGTTGAACAGTAAACTTATTCCTGTTGAAGAGCGTTGGCTGAAGGATGACATGGATTTTGTTATTCTTGGAGTTATTAGTGGCGAATTTGGAGGCCAAGGTTCTGGCTATCATGGTCATAAAGGACGAATTGGCAAGGTTGGCGGAAGCGCTCCTGACAATATTCCTAATAGTAGTTATAGAGATAAGAATTATCGTTTTTATTTCAAGTCTGCCAAAAGGTTTTTAGACAGCTTAGGAGATGATCAGAAGAGCTCATTAGAATATTACGCTGATGGACTGTATTCAATGATAAACAATTATTTGAGAGGAAAGAATTCACCTGAGACATATGGTGGAACTCGATATGGCTCAGATCTTCTCATAGATAATCTTGATGAGGCATTCAATAATGATGGCTCTGTAGTTTCAGAAAATATAAAGACCTATAGAGGTATCCCCGTTATGACTGAAGATGTAGAGGAATTCACTAAGCTTATTGACACTTTGGAAGTTGGTGGAACATTCGAGGATAAGGCATATTTTTCATCTAGCATGTCTAAGAAAGTTGCAGGTAATTTTGCCGGTCTTCAATATGACACTAGACCATATGGAAATATTATGTTTGAGGTAGAGGTTCCAAAAGGAAGTAGAGCTCTATATCCATCTTTGCTCAATGCTGATGATTTCATGAGTCCAGAACAAGAAGTTCTTTTACCTAGAGGTTCAAAGTTTGAAATACTTTCTAAAGTGAAAACAAAGGAAGGTGATTATTTTGGTAATGACAGATACGG